TTCAGGGGTCGGGCGTTCTGCTAAAACTTTGCAAGATTGTGTTGGGGTTCCTATGGATGGCGGTATTGGTCCAGCTACTTTGGCTGCCGTAAAAACCCACAACAGTGCCGAATTAATTGAAAACTTTTGTGCTAGTCGCTTACAATTCCTAAAGTCCCTCAAAACTTTTCCTGTGTTTGGTAATGGTTGGGAACGTAGAGTAAATGAAGTAAAAGCAGAAGCATTAAAGATGTTAGGGTAAACCACTATGCCATTACAAAAACTACAGCTACGTCCAGGATTAAACCGAGAGGGTACCAACTACTCTAACGAGGGTGGATTTTATGATGGTGATAAAGTACGCTTTCGTTCAGGGTTTCCTGAAAAGATTGGAGGCTGGGTTCGTTTAAGTACAGCTAACTTCCTAGGAATATGCCGTTCTATGTGGAACTGGGCCACTTTAAATAATTCAAACTATTTAGGTATTGGTACAAATTTAAAATATTATGTTGAAAGTGGTGGTAATTACAACGACATTACTCCAATTGTTGCAACAGTCAACGAAACAAATGCTATAACCACAGGATTTACTACGTTAGTAAGCACTATCAATGCTACAACAACTACATTTACTATAAATAATGGTAATAACTTCCCACCGCAAAACGGGGTAGTTAAGATTAATTCTGAAGTTATTTTTTACAATACCTTAAGTAGCAACGTTGCTACAAACTGTATTCGTGGATATGCAAATACTACGGCAGCTTCTCATACCGCTGGTGCGAACGTAGCTAGTGCTTTCTTTATTTTAAAAGACTCAAACAATGACGTAAATGACAGAGACTTTGTTATTGTTTCTAACTGTTCTGTATCTTCTGTTGGCGGTATTGCTAATACAACGATTAATGGTGAACACCAGATATTTAAGTATTCAACAAACGTAGAATACGCATTAGCTACTACAGCTGATAACAATTTAGCCAATGTTACTTATTGCACCTCTGCTGTTTCTAATACCGCCAATGTCACTGTTGCTAATGAATATCCTGTAGGTTTGGCTGTTTACTCTCTTGGTACAGGTTGGGGAGCAGGTCCTTGGAGCCGTGGTGGATGGGGTTCTGCTTATACTGGTGCTGGTATTGGTCAGCAATTACGCCTTTGGTCTAATGATAACTTTGGCGAAAACTTAGTTTTAGCTCCTCGTGGCGGTGCTATTTTCTATTGGTATGGAGCTGGTGGTCTTGGTACAAGGGCACAATATTTGTCTGATTTATCTACAAATTTAGGATTTCAAGGCGCTTATGTACCAAACACAACAAACCAAATTATTGCCTCTGCTATTCAACGATTTGTTATTGCTTACGGTGCAAACTCTTATTTAAATGGTACTCCAGCAACTACGTTTGATCCAATGCTAGTACGCTGGTCAGACCAAGAAAACCCTTATGATTGGGTTCCTTCTGTAACAAACCAAGCTGGCGAGTTCCGTTTATCCAACGGATCTTCTATTATTTGCGCCAAAGCAACCCGTCAAGAGATTCTGGTTTGGACTGATTCGGCTATATATTCCCAGCAATATTTAGGTCCTCCCTACGTTTGGGGCTTTAACATTTTGATGGACAACATTTCTATCATATCCCCCAACTCAGCTATTACGATTAATAACGTAACTTATTGGATGGGAACTGATAAGTTCTATATGTACTCTGGTCGTGTAGAAACTCTGCCTTGTGCGCTTCGTCAATATATCTTTTCCGATATTAATAGAGACCAAGGTTATCAAGTTACTTGCGGTGGTAATGAAGGATATAACGAAATTTGGTGGTTCTATTGTTCTACTAACAGTACCCAGATTGATAAATATGTGATTTATAACTATTTAGAACGTGTTTGGTATTACGGAGCAATTAATCGTACTGCATGGTTAGATTCTGGTATTCGTCAAAATCCAATGGGAACATTTATAAATGGTGTAGATGATGTAGGAAATCCATTAGGACGGGTTGTATACCATGAAGTAGGTACGGATGATGCTTCTGGTATTGCTACAGTTCCTATTGTTTCCTATGTTCAATCTTCAGACTTTGACATTGGAGATGGGCATAACTTTGGGTTTGTCTGGCGTATGCTGCCTGACGTAAACTTTAACGGTTCTAACGTAGACCAGCCATCTGTAGTAATGGAAGTTCAACCACGGCAAAACAGTGGATCTGCTTATGGAACATCTGATACTCCTACTGTAACCAGTGCTGATAACTATGTTTTGTATCCACAGTACACAATTCAGCAGTTTACTGGTCAGGTTTATACCCGTCTTAGAGGCCGTCAAATGGCGTTTAAGATTAGCTCAGACAAGCTAGGCGTTGCTTGGCAGTTAGGTAGCCCACGTATTGATATTAAAAACGATGGCAGAAGATGAGTACAGGAACTACTAAATCCCCTAACTTGCCGATTGCGCCTGTTGAATATAGCCAGCAGTATCAAGACCAGCTTAATAACGTCTTGCGCCTGTACTTTTCCCAATTGGATAACCCTGGCCCATCAGCCATGTCTACCCAACGAAACGGTGGAAAAGTCATAGCTCCAGCCATTAACTGTAGCGAAGCTAATGCTACTAATGTAAGAGTTTTAAGCCTTCCAGATCAAACCGAATTAGCTAATATTTCAGTAGGCACTGTCTACGTAGATCTTACCGCTGGAAACGTTTTGAAAGTTAAGGTTTAAATGATAAAATTCAATAAAATTAACCCAGCGAGGCACATATGAGCCTAAAAGAAGCAGCCCAATACTTACAATCCCAAGGTCGTGGTACAGACTCTAGGCTTATGCACGTTTCTCCACAGGAGTTACAAAGCCTGCAAACCCTTGCTATGGCTAAAGGTGGATCTTTAACTATTAATCCACATACGGGTTTACCCGAAGCTGGATTTCTTGAAGATGTTCTTCCTGTAGCAGCTGCTGGCGCTATGATGGCTTTTGCCCCAGAAGCAGCCCCATTCATTGGTGAAGGTCTAGGGCTAGGCACTGGCGCACTAGGTACTGGTGTTGGCATGGGTTTATTGGCTGGTGGATCACAAGCTGTTGGACAGTTATTGACAACTGGAAAGTTGGACTTAAATTCTGCTTTGCGTACAGGCGCTATTTCTGGATTGACAGCTGGTGCAATTAAAGGTTTTAGTGGTACTGCCCCTCCTACATCAAATGTAAAGACTGATGTTCCAGCTTTAAACATATTAAGCCAATCTCCTACTATTCCAGGCGCTGATACATCAATTATTACTACTCCAACTGTTAATAGCGGAACACAGCCAATTAATCCTGCTTCATTTAATAACGCTGTTACTACAGCTGAAGATGCAGCTGGATATGCTGGTGCAAATAACCAAGTTGCTGGAACTTCTCCGTATAATCCAAGTCCTACTACTGCCCCTCCAGCAGTAGATAAATCATGGTGGTCTAGCCTTAGTTCAGGTCAAAAATTAGCAACAGGTCTTGGTGGTGTTGCAGGACTTTCATTGTTAGCGGGTGCTAACCAGCCAAAGATTCAGACTCCAGCATCTACGTCTTATATAAGACCTTACACTTATGCTCAGACTCGTAATCCTAATTATGGTCAGCCTGGACAAAGTTACTATAACCAAAGTTATACAGCCCAACCTATATTTAAAGCAGCCCAAGGTGGTTTAATGGGCGGTCCAGTTGAGCAAATGAGTCAAATTAATGCTGGTCAAACTAACTATCCACAATCAGGATTGGATCATGCTACTTATGCTGTTCCAAGCCAAATGCCAACAAGCGCAGAGGTAGTTAACTCTGATTATGACGTAAATACTAATCCGTATACAGGCGATTTAAAACGTATGGCAGCTGGAGGATCTACTGATTCTGGTTACATTCCTACATCTCAGGCCGTTCAAGATTACAACAAAATGTTATCTAGCCGTGCAGTAGAAGAGTATTTAAATAACCCAATGCCCTCTGCAATGATGCCAGCATCACAGCGCCCAGCGTTGGCTGCTGCTCCAGCACAAGCTCCTCAAACACCACCAATTGGTCAAGATATTAATGGTTTATACCAATATTACTTAGGTAGACAACCAAGCAAAGATGAAGTGGGCCAATGGGCTAGTCAAATTAATGGACCTGTAACACCTGATATGGCTAATTATTTCCAACAGTTTACTGGTGGTGAGCTGGCTAAAACTGGCTATAAGCCAACAGGCCCTAATCCATTTTTAGGTCAAGCTGGTCTACCAATGAATGGACCTGCAAGTTCTTTAGCTGGTCAAACTGGATTGCCACAATACACTTATAACCAAGCTACTCGTAGTTATACCCCAGTAGCCCAGCAATACACTCCTTTTGTACAGCCAGCAGTAGCTGCGCCAGTTCCTGATTCTTCTAGCGGTGGTGGTAAAGCTGGCGGTTTGATGCCTTATAACTTAGGCGGATACTCAGATGGTGGTCGTTTATTGAAAGGGCCTGGAGATGGTATGTCGGACAATATTCCAGCATCTATTGGTGATAAACAGCCAGCACGTTTGGCTGATGGTGAGTTTGTTGTTCCTGCTGACGTTGTGTCGCATCTTGGTAACGGCTCTACTGATGCTGGTGCAAAGAAGCTCTATGCCATGATGGATAAAGTTCGCACGGCTCGTACTGGAAATAAGAAACAAGGTAAGGAAATTAAAGCGGAGAAGTTCTTAAAAACATGATAGAAGTCTCTATGGTTCCCTCATCGTATGTAGATACTTGTTGGGACAAGATAGAGCCTTTTGCAGAGAAAGCAGCAAAGTATACCTACGGAAGATACACTGCTAATAACATCTATGACAAGGTTAAAGATGATGCTTATCAGATGTGGGTTGCTTATGATGATGGTACGTTTAAAGGTTTAGTAGTAACAGAAGTTGTAACCTACCCACAAAGAAAGTTGCTAAGTATGCACTTTTGCGGTGGAATAGAGTTAAAAGAATGGAAAGATCCTATGTTAAAGCTGCTTCAAAGGTTTGGAAAAGACATGGGATGTGACGGAATAGAATCAGTCGGAAGACCTGGCTGGGGAAAAGTATTTGAACAAGATGGTTACAAAGCATTATGGGTAACCTATGAATTACCAATTGGAGAATAGATATGGGTAAAGGCTCTAGCCAACCAGCGCCATCACAGCAGTCAACGAATAACACTTCGATACCTTCATATGCACAGCCATATGTTGAGCAGATGCTTGGGCAGACCGCTGCATTAACAGACATTAATCAAAACCCATACCAAAACTATGGCGGTCAACGTGTTGCAGGGTTTACCCCAATGCAGACTCAGGCTATGACCAATGTAGGTAATATGCAAATTGCTCCTCAGTTAGGGCAAGCTACTGGATATGCTGGTCAAGCTGGTCAAGGTTATCTTGGTACTACAGGCGCTGCAATGGGTTATGGTCAGCAAGGTGCTGGATATGGTCAGCAAGCCACAGGTGCTGGGCAGGCATATCAGACGATGGCTACTGATCCTAGCCAAGTTCAAAAGTACATGAACCCCTATATTCAAGATGCTCTTAATCCACAGCTTCAATTATTAAATCAACAACAAGCATTACAAGGTCAAGGAATTGCAGCAAAGGCTGCAGGCCAAGGTGCATTTGGTGGTAATCGTGCAGCTTTGTCTCAAGGTTTAAATGCTCAGAACTATGCATTAGCTGGTCAACAAGCGATTGGTCAAGGTTATAGCGATGCATTTAAAGCAGCTCAACAAGCTCAACAGTTTGGTGCTGACTTAGGTTTACGTGGCTTACAAACTGGCATACAAGGCGCTCAAACAGGTTTACAAGGAATTAATGCTGCACAAGCTGGTTATGGTGGAGCTAATCAAGCAGCTGCTACATTAGGTCAATTAGGTCAAACTCAGTATGGTCAACAGATGGGTATCAACCAAGCTCAAATGCAAGCTGGCGCTATGCAACAAGCATTGCAACAACAAGGACTTGATGTTAACTATCAAGACTTCCTTAAAGAGCGTAACTATCCATATCAGCAATTGGCTTTCCAATCAGATATGTTGCGTGGCTTACCGTTGTCTCAGTCTGCACAAACTATTTACTCAGCTCCTCCTAGCGCTGCCTCACAAATTGGTGGTATTGGAACCGCTGGTTTAGGTATCTATGGTATGTCTGGAGGCTTTAAAGCCAAAGGAGGTATGGTAGGCGAAGGCTATGCCAAAGGCGGTAAGATTAGCTATGCAAGCGGTGGTGATATCTCAATGATGTCTACCGAGCAATTACAGCAATTATTAGATAGTCCAACACTGACTCCTATGGAATCAGCCATGATTGAGCAGCAATTAATGCTTCGTGCTCGCATGGAGAATAATCCAAAGTCAGCTCAGATTATGAACAGTGGTCTGCAATCTCAAGGCGGTGGTTTAGATACCATTCCTTCTGGAGATACATTTAATGCTGCTGGTGGCGGTATTGTAGCGTTTTCTGGAGAGACTGATGGGAGCTTGGTTCGTTCCAGCGAAAGATCTAGCACTCCAAAACCTATTCGACCAGAGATTAAAGATTATCAAAGTTTTTTAGAAAGTCAAATTCGTTCCTCTTTAGAAAATCAAGATAAAGTAAATCCTTTTGCTAAGTCTGAAGAACTTCAATCTCAATATGCAGAAGATATGAAAGCTCGCAGAGAACAGCGTCCTTATGAGCTTTTGACAGCTTTAGGATTAGGAACTGCGGCTGGAACATCTCAATATGGTTTATCTAATTTAGGTCAAGGCGGTGTTTATGCTCTTCAACAACAGCAAAAACTGTCAGCTGAAGACGCTTCTGATCGCAAACTTATGCTTCAACAAGCAGTTGAGCAAGAGAAATCTAAGTATGCCCGTGATACTGGCAAACTTGGTTCTATGCAAACAGCTCTTGGTCAAATGTATAGTAAAGAGATTGGACTTAAAAACGCTAACGCATCAGCAGCAAGTACTGCTGCATATCGTGATCAATTATTGGCTCAGAAATATGCAACTCTTTGGAAAGATACATTGGATGACACCAAGAACAGCCTCTTGAAACAAACTAAGTTCAATACTATTTATATGAAAGATCCTGTAAAATTCAATCGTTTAGCTGAACAAGAGGCAAAACGCAATATGCCTCCAGCTGCTCTTGATATACTTGGAAAAACTCCAGCTTTGATGGATACTGACGTTAGTAGCGGAACTTCTGCGCCAACTGGAAAAGCTCCAGCATTGCCAAAAGGTTTTGTAATACAGTAATTTAGAAAGACACAATATGCAAAAAGCGGTTAATCCCCAGACGGGGGAGGTGTTGTTCCTTGTTGACAATCAATGGGTAAAACCAACACAGACCGCTATCAACCCCGATACTGGGGAGAATGCATTCCTTGTAAATAACGCTTGGCAAGTCATGCCAATGCCAAAGCCAGCTGAACCTATCGTTTCTCCAGAAGAGCAAATGATGTCTTCTGTTGGACAAACTAGCCAACAACAGCCTTCTGCAGGTGTACTTTCTGGGACTACCCTACCAGCTAATCCGCCCCCTATGGGTAACAGAGATATCTCGGAAGTAGGCACAGCTTTACCTATTACTAAAGATCTGCCCAAGCTAGATGTCAGCCAAATGCCTACTGCAGAGGAAAGGGCTGTTGCTAATTTTGGTATTAGCCCTGAGATGGGTTTTGGCGAGAAGGCTTTACGCACTGCTAAAGGCGCTTTATATGGCGCATCCACAGGTTTAGAACAAAGCTGGGCTGGTGGAGCACGTTTAATTGCCGATATAACTGGTATTAATAAAGAAGAAGTAGCCTCTGCAAGCAGACAACTTGGTAAAGAACAGGCTGCCGTTGAAAAAACCTATGCCCCTGAATATGGATTTAAGATAGCCAAAGATATTGGCTCATCGGTAGTCCAGAACATTCCAACGATTGGAGCTGGTTTATACGCTGGAACCAGTTCTGCATTAACAAATATGTTCCTGCAGTCATTTACTCAGACTTATGACGACAGTCGTAATGAAGGATTAGGCGTTGGTGAAAGTACGGTACGCTCTACCCTCTATGGTACAGCCGAGGCATTAGGCGAAAGCCTAGGCCTTCCTAACCTATTAAAAGGCGTTAAAGGTGCTTTAAAGGGCGTTCCTACGGTAGATCTTGCCAAGGACATGGCTAAGTACATCCTTAAAGAGATTCCAGGAGAGCAGTTCACCTATGTGTCTCAGTTTTTGACAGACAAAGGGTTTGGTCTAAACCCAGAAGCTGGATTGACAGAGTTCTTACAGGGTGCTCAAGATACCGCTTTGGTCACGGTTGGCCAGACTGCCATTATGGGTGGTGGTCTTGGGGCTACCAACAAGATTCTCAAAGAGCTACGTGGTCTTCACTCTAAGGGTGATGAAGGCATTCCTAATGCAGCTGATATGGTTAAGCAAGCTGGATTTAATTTTCAAAGACCAGAACCACAAGGGCAGGTAACAATTCAAGGTGCTCCACCAGAGGCGGTAATGCCACCTCAAACAGCTCCTACTGCTCCAGGAGAGGTTGCTCCATCACGAGCTGTTATTCAAGAAGGTGAGATTGAAGTTCCAGAAGAGGAGGGGGTAACAGCTGTTACACCTACAACTGTAGTTCCTAAAAAACCAACATTTGTAAAGAAACCCAATGATCCAGCCATTGAAGCAGAGGCAATAGCTATTGCTGATGAGCTAGATAAGCTAGGTGAAAAAGGATTTGCTATCGGATTTCGTTCTAAGATTGAAAAAGATGGTGGTCTAACTAAGTCAGAAGATTTGAATTTCTATCGTAATAAATTGCTTGAGGCACAACAAAAAGCTGGCAAGGCTGAAGAAATGCCACAAGAAAAATTTAATATTGAAAACTATTTGCCAAGCTCAAATAAAGCAGAAGTTAAGCGATTTAATCAGTACGTGCCAAATGCGCCAGAACCTGTGCGGGAAATGGTTGGCAAGTCTAATGAATACTTACAAAAGCTTACAGACAAAATCAACAGCCTTGGTTATAAGGTATTGGATGTAGACACCAGAGCGCCACAGGAAATTCAAGAATTAAAAAGAAAAATTAGCAATATTGCTGGATCAACATTTGCCTATACAAAAAATGCAGAGCATATTGATAAAAACAATCGTTTTGCTAATCCAGACAAATTTGAAAATATTGCTCAGACTTTAGAAAAAGATTTTGCAGATGCAGATCAATTACTTGGTATAGAGGCTGCTAAACCACAGGCAACTGAAGTTGTGACTGAAGAAGAACAATTACCTAAATTCTCTCAGGCAGAAAACGTACCAGTCATTCCTGAAGGGCAAACTGTAGATTCTACTAATCCAGAAGTTCTTAAAAAATTCAATGAGATTATTGAAACTTATGAACCAGAAAGTGGTATCTCGCAGGAAGATAGTTTTTTATCTGCTATTAATGAAGATGTTCAATCAAAAATTGAAGAAACAAAAGCGCCTCCATTTAAAAAGGGATATGTATCTACAGTTAGTTATGAAGTAGCCCCATTTAATGGTGGATGGGTAGGCGGTAGCAGCATTATGAGTGCTACTGGTGGCTATGCTTCTGGAGCCAGTATTTGGGATAAGGTTTACCCAACTAAACAAGAAGCAATCAATGCACAAATTGATGAACTTCGTGATTCAGCTAAGATTTATGGCAATACCAAAGCATTGGCATGGTTAGATTCTGTTGATCCACGTTTAACCAAAGAATCCAAAATTGAAACTAATAAAGTTCGTCAGACTGAGAAGAAAACTAAAGCCAAGCCAATAGAAAAGCCTGTTGAAAGGGTAAAGCCAGTAGAGGCTAAAGAAGAAAAACCAGTTACTACTGAAGCTCTTGAAAAAGCCGTAACTAAAGCTGGAGAGAAAGTTGATTACGACAAGATCAAGAAGTCTGCTGAGAATCAAATAAATCAAGCCATCAAGCGCACTAAATACATGACCGAAGAAGCGTACAAAGATGCCAAGATTCCAGATGCGGAACGCTTTGTCACTATCAAACTTGAGGGCGATGGATCATTTAAAGTAAAGAATAATAAAGAACGTCTTGAAGAGTTTAAGAAAAAGTTAGTAAACGCTATCAAGCCTAAACAAGCTGGCACTCCACGAAGAGAATGGGAAAGCGCAGCTGTAGGATTTAAGGCAGATTCTGCATTTAAAAATTTCCTAAATGAGAAAGAGCCTGAAACAGCGATAGCTATTGCCAACTTGACTAAACTAGATATTAAAAAAGTTAAATTAAATGATGCCCAGCAAAAGGTATTAAACGACTACATTAAAGCTGCCAAAGAGGTTGGTAATGAGCCAATGATGGAGACTATTAAGTCTAAGCCAGGCGCTAACGTAGCTCGTATTGCTAAGTTATTAGGCCCACAGCTATATGGCAGCATGAGTGATATCTCTAATGTGTCAGTTAAAGAAATGCTCCAAAACTCGTTTGATGCCATAAAAACTATGATTGAAAATGGCACGATTACACAAGGCAATATTAATATTGATGTAGATAAAGACACTCGTACCATTGCAGTCACTGATGATGGTAGCGGTATGGATTCAGATGTTTTAGCAAATACTTTCTTTACCATTGCTGGAACAAAAAAGGAAACTGAGTTTGGATCTGGTGGTTTTGGTATTGCTAAAATGTTATTTTTATTTGGTAATGAAAACGTAGAAGTTATTACCATGCGTGATGGCAAAATCAGCAGTATGCAGTCTACTGGCAAAAACTTGATGGCTGCCTTAGAAGATCCAGCATTTGCCCCTAATATTGAAGTAGATGACAAGAGCGAGTGGCCTGACTACGAGAAGATGTTTCCTAAAGGTCATGGAACATTTGTACGAGTAACTGTTCCAAAGGAATACAAGGATCAGTCTACTGGTGAAATGAAAGAGATTAAGTTCACAGACAGTAAATATGCTTATCCTGTTTTGGAAAATAGCCCGTTGTTTGCTAACATCAATGTTAAGTTTAACGATGATACCGTTTGGGATATGGGTACTGAGTTCCCAGCAAACGAATACACAACCTTTGTTGATGCTAATTTTGATTGGGGAACTGCTCGAATTTATGTTTCTAAAGATCAAAAAGATCAGTGGGGAGATAACCTTCACATTCTTTCCAATGGTTTATGGCAATTCAGCCAGGGAATGAAGTTAAATCCAATGGAAATGTTTGGCAAAAACATTCCACATAGGTTTTACCTTGATGTTGTTTCTAAAGTTAAGCCAGATGAAGAGGGCTATCCATTCCAACTAAACCGCCAAGGATTTACCAAGGAAGCTGAAAGCGATCTGGATTTAATTAAAAAATATTTGACGCTGCACTACCAGCAAAAAGACTTTGATACATCAGCTAAGACATTTGGCACAGTCCAATATCTTGGAAGAGAAAGAAGTTTATTTGGTAAAGATAAAGGAATTAGCGTATCCGAGACAATTAACTTAATTCCAGAATCTCCAAAAGTAAAAGAAGTAGATGGAATTGAAGAAGGTTCTCAAGTAGAAGTTAAAAACGGTAAATTAATTGTTAACGGCAAAGTTGTACCAGTATTAACGCCAGAAGATATGAAAAAAGCTGCCATAAACATCGATGAATTGCAGATACCTCAAAGTAGTATTAACCCTAAGAAGGTTATGATCCATGACAATCTTGAGGTTAAAAATACAGATGGCACATTTTCTCCTATTACTCAGTTAGCTATAGATGAGTTTGGTGAAAGATTTCATGACTTTATGTTTAATCTTGGTGATGCTTTTATGGCATTAAGAGATGCTACAGCAAGATTGATGCCAGCAGATAGAAAAGGCATAGACTATAAAAACTTAGCCAAAGAAGCTATTGGTATATCCTTTGACAAAGAATATCGTGGCGTTAGTATTACATTGCCATTCAAAGGCTTATTTATTAACCCAGCATTCCCAGAGTTTATAGATACGCCAGAAGAGGCAGCTTTGGGTATGTTTGGAACTATGATCCACGAACTAGCTCACCACAAGGTTCGCAACCACGGGGCTGATTTCCCAGCGGAAATGCAACGTATCATTATTAAATTGGAGTCCGCACCTTCTTTAGATATTCAGCAGCTCAAGAAAGATTTAATCTTGACAGTTAAAGAAAATATGGACATTATTAAGTTCTTAAATAAAGAGGGATCAAATGAATCTAACAGGCCTATTGGACAGCGTTTCAAAGATAGCCAGTACCAAAAACGAGGCGAAGATACTTCTGCAGACCTTTCTAAACGAGGGAAGCAACAGCGGGGAGAACCCAGAGTATCTAGCGAGTCTGAGTCAGGGATTGAAGATATTAGAGAAGAGCGAGAACTTGAACCAGTTTCGTCAGAAGGTAAAGGCTCAAAGTCAGACATAGAAGAAGTACAAAATCTTCTAAAGAAACACGCTCGTTCTAATACTCCATTACATCCTAGTAATGAAGTAGCAGATGCCTTTATGGGATCTGTGCAAAAAGGCAAAAAGATCTACTCAAGGGTTAAAGAAAATCCAATGATGGTTGCTCCAGCCATGATTAGTAAGTTAGATCGTGCCACTACCTTTGCTCGTAACAAAAATATCTGGTATGGAACTGGCCTAGAACAAGCAGACTTTGCAAAATACAATGGCCAATTGCGCACTGGTCAAGGAGATGCTATTGCATCATTAGCAGTAACGAATGCTATTCATGCGGGCCACGTAGGAACCCAAGTATTAATTGAAGGAAATTTACAATATAACCCTGTTACCCAACAGTTTCAATCTGTAAAGAGTGATAAGTCAATGGCAAATGTCATTACTTTGAAGTCTAAACTTATGAAAAAATTAGGAGATCAAGAAGCGACTGATCTTATTAATGGCTATTTTGAGGCTAAACGTTCACGTTCAATTATTAATGAATATTTAAATCGTGAAGGGGCTTATGTCAAAGCGATTGAAGAGGGTGAAGATGAGGCTACAGCATCTAAGAATTTAAAAAATATTGAAGTAGCTATGCAAAAAGTAAACATGGATGATGATCAAATTGATGAGTTCATTGCCATGGATAAGAAGTTCCCAGAGCTACGTCAAATGATGGATAACTGGACTGCAGTAAACCATAATATGTTAGATAACATGGTTTTCTCAGGAGTCATTAGTAAGCGCAGAGCAAAAGATTTAAAAGCTATCAAGGACTATGTTCCTTGGTATAGGATTATGGATGAGCAAGCTGATATTCATCAGCCTACTGGTGGTGTAGTTCGCACCTTAACAAACGTAAGCCAGGACAAAAAGTTTAAAAAAGGTGTAGTAAACAGAGATATTGATGACATTGTGGATAACATGATTCACAACGTTATGATGATGACTCGAAATTCTATGCGTAACTATGCTGCAAATCGTGTAGTTGCCGAATATGGAACTAGAAAAGAAAATGGCAAATTAAAAGTATTTTCAACTGAAGGTCGTGATAGCGATGGAGTACGTTTTAATATTATTGCTAATGGCCGTAGAATTATTGTTCAGATAAAAGATCCGCTGATTGCTGAGTCAGTCATTGGTATGGAAAACATTGAGATTCCAATGAACAAAATATTGGCTGCAATGGCTAACGGCTTGCGTAGAACTATTACCTTCTCTGGTGTATTCCAAGTTAAACAGTTATTTATGGATGCTCCTACAGCTGCTTGGGTATCTGGACTTAAGAATCCATTTGCCGTATGGGGAGGCACGTTTAGTTCATTTTTACAGGCATTAAGAAATAATGATCCAATTGTAAAGATGTTTAAATCTTATGGTATTGGTGGTTTCCAATCAACATCTAGAACTCCTGAGAAAGAATTAAAGCTAGAAATTGGATTATTAAATCATTCAAACTATGCCAAATTAATTAAATTCTTAGATCACGTTGGTGATTCTTCTGACTACGCTCAACGTAGAGCTATCTACAAACGGGTAATGAAAGAAACATCAAAAACTGGTAAATGGCAAGATGGTGATCAGATGCAAGCGTTGTTGCAAGCTAACAATGTTATTGACTTTCTTAAACATGGTAGTGGTCAAACGGCTCAGTTTTTAACCAGGACTGTATCTTTCATGAACGCTTATGCACAGCAGATTGATGTACTAGCTCAGACATTAGCTGGTGGTGGACTCAAGGGTAAGGATCGCCAAGAAGGACTCAAGCGCATGGCAATTACAGGTGGCTTATTGTCAATGACAACCCTGCTTTATTGCATGGCTGTAGGCGCTGACGATGACTATCAAGAACTGGATGATCAAACTAAGGCACGTAATTTATATATTCCTGGTTCTAAAAAAGCATTTGGCCATGCCGTAGTATTACCAATGCATACTTCAGCCAGTTTCTTCTTTAAGGCAATACCAGAGTTACTCTATAACAAGGTAATGAATCAAGGAACTAATAACGAGATGGATAATACTCGTTTGCGTACTGCCTTAAAAGAGGCTGCAATTGATTCTTTATTAGGGCCAAATGCCGTTCCAACTGGTGCAAAGCCATTTATTGAGATTGGTTTAAATAGAAACTTCTTTACTGGCGGTCAACTTACTCCAAAAGGAATGGAAAATTTAGAGGCAGTTGAACAATATACTTCAGCTACTTCTGAGCTTGGCAAAGTATTTAGCGCCCTTACATCGGTTCCTGGAACAGATAAACGTGCATTAAATCCAATTGAGGCAGATCATTTGATGCGCAGTTTGTTTGGTTCTGTTGCTGCAATGTCAATGTGGGGATCTAATATGTTTGCTGGAGATCGTCCAGAAGGCCGTGTTAAAGACATTCCAGTAATTGGTCAGTTTGTATTACCAGAAGTTCCACGTGGTAATGAGGCTATGTTCTATGACTTTAAAGAGCGTTCTGATGAAAAGTACAACACTTACATGAGAATGCTAGACCGCAACAAAATTGATGAAGCCGATCAATATCTTGAGAAAAATATGGGATTGGTAGCTGCCCATGATTATGTAACCTCTATGGATAGTGGCTTAAAAGAGCTTAATAAGCAGATCCGCAATATTGGTGAAACGAAAGATCCTGATTACACCAAGTCGGAAAGACGTAAAGACATTACTGATCTTCAAGAAACAAAGAAAGATATTCTTGATGGAATTGGTTTAATCAGAAAAGATTCAGGCCTGTAAAAAAGGGGAGGTCTTTTGAACCTCCCCCAAGGACTAACGTGAAGAAGCCACAATCGGTAGTGGCATCTTTATTTTATCTCTATTTTGACCATACCAGCAACCTCTTCTTTAAAGAAAAAGCTCGGTAAAAATCGTTTGTCATTGACCTTTAGTGCATCTGCCAGCCCATCTAAGCCAGATTTAATGGATGCAACCATGTTATCTGCGTCTCTATGGCGTTTATCTGGTGGATAAAAAGTAATCTCTATAGGTATTTTCCCTTCCCCAGCAGGTGCTATTAGCTTGGCTTCAAGTGCTAAAGCCCAGCAAGCAGTCCTATATTCTTTTTTCTTTTTCGCCTTCTGAGCCCAGTGCAGACTTGAGTTAGGGGAAAGTTCTTTGGGAGGCCAAGGTAGGGTAACTTTGTTCATGTCATTATTTTACATCAGATGAATAAATATGAGAACAACCTGTTGACATACATTTTCTTTTGACGGATACTTCTTGGTAGTTTAACTGCTAGGAGAACTAAATGAAAACTATTCCTTACACAACCTCAACTGGCTTGAAAATTGGTTCACGCTGGAATGAGTCACCAAAGCCCATGCCTATTGATGATCCAGATATGGAAATCATTCAGACTTGGTTTATTCATACACCTAAATGGCACAAGGCTCGCAGGATGGAGCGCACTGTAGCTTATGTTTGCGCAGCTATTGCTGTTTTGATTATTTTAGCTTTGTGGGTAAGAGTATGAAGATCACTAATAAATATGGCATCCCACAGACGTTTATGAACGTTTTGGAGCGTCCTACCTATAACAAGGGTAAGGCCCACCTATCTGCTACGCAGCTGCTTAACAGCCCTAAAATCGTGGCTCTGACGAAGAAATTTGAGGATGAACTAGAGCAGGACGCATCTGAGATGGTTTGGTCTATCTTTGGCTCTGCTGTTCATAACGTCTTAGAGCATGGAAAAGATGACCATCACTTGGTAGAAGAGCGCATTCATGCCGAGGTTGATGGCTGGCAGATCTCTGGAGCCGTTGATTTACAGATCATTAACCCTAAAGGTCTAGACATTCGGGACTATAAGACTACCTCTGTTTGGGCTGCTATGAATGAAAAGCCTGAATGGGAAGACCAGCTCAATGTCTATGCTTGGCTAGTTGAGAAGGTTAAGAATACCCCAGTAACTTCCTTGGGTATTGTAGCAATCCTACGGGACTGGAAAGAACGGGAAAGTAAACAGAAAGAAAACTACCCAGAAGCGCCAATTAAAGAGATACCTATCAGATTATGGTCTATGGAAGAGCGTACAGCTTATATATCAAGCCGTATAGCTATGCATAGTTCCTGTGATTTTGCCATTGAAACAGACGGTGATTTGCCTGATTGCACACCATCTGAGATGTGGGAAAAGCCTACCACTTGGGCAATAAAAAAGAAGGGTGGAGTTCGTGCGTTCAAGGTTTATGAGACCGAGAAACACGCTTTAGAAGCGCTTGCAGCCATGGATAGTGTTTATGAAATTGAGGTGCGTCCTGGCGAGCGTACTCGTTGTGAGAATTACTGCCAAGTTTCCCATTACTGCCAGCAGTATCGGGATTATTTATCCACTAAAGGAGAAGTTAAATGAAGAAGCTAATCGGATTTGCAATCATTGTCCTAATTTCAACTGGCGTATACGCTCAGACCAAATGTGTATCAGATGGTCGTGGTGGTATGTGCTGCTGGGATGTAGGTTCTCAAGGCCCATTTAAGCCAATTGGGTGCTGATATGAAAACAAGACAGGAAATGATTTACGACTTTATGGTTGCATTAGCCAGTAATTGTGATGCTATTGCTAAATCTGTAAAAGAATATAACGAGGAAAACGATGCTAAATGGACTGTTGCCGAAGAAATAGCTCTTATTGCAACTGAATTAGCGGATAGATATTTAAAGGAGGGTGCATGAGTGTCTATAAAAAGTTGCAGGAAGCACGGGTGAACCTGCATAAAACTCAATTAAATAAGTCAGGCAAGAATAAGTTTGCTGGATTTAGTTATTTTGAATTAAGTGACTTTATTCCGCAAGTGACTGACATTTTTAACAAGGTTGGTCTTTGCGGGGTCGTATCTTTTACCCAAGATACGGCTTATCTGACTGTGCATGAGACTGAGGGTGATGGATTTATTACATTTACCTCACCTCTAGTTATGGCAGAGAACGCTAAAGGTCAGGCAATCCAATCTCTGGGCAGTACGCACACCTATTTTCGGAGATACCTCTGGCTTATGGCCATGGAGATTACTGAGAATGATGCGATTGATGCAGGAGAGCAGCCAGCAAAAAAGTCTGATGCTGTCACTGTAACAGGTGTTACTAGTACAGCTAAACCTATTCAAAACACCATTACCGTACCTGCAGGCGCTAAAGCCACAATAGAAGTAAAGCCTATTGTAGGTGAGGCTGGTGGGTGGCAGATTACAGCACCAGGAAAACCAGAAGGTGATGTAAAGGCATGGCTGGACTTAGTTAGCACTGCAACCAATATGTTGCTAGATATCACAGCAAACGATGAAGATGTCATGAAGATATTTAAGAAAAACAAACTGTTATTCGATACCGTAAAAGCTACCGATGCAGCATTTTTTAAAGATTTAATGATTAATTTTACTGAACGCAAGAATATGTTTATCAAGGAGAAAGCATAATGGCATACGATCCAAAACCAAACACAGGAACTTTGTTCCCTAATGATTACAAAAAAGCACCAAATCATCCAGATGTAAAAGGTGATCTGTTCATTGAGCGTGATTTATTAAACGCTTTGATGATTAAAAACCCAGATGGCCTTATTAAGATTTCTATTTCTGGATGGAATAAAGAGTCTGCCAATGGCAAGTCATTTGTTTCATTATCTGCATCTGAGCCTTGGATTAAGCCAGCTGAAGATGAAGTTCCATACTAAGGAGATGACATGAAGAAAAATCATAGTATTTCTTTAGAAGAAAAGATTGCTGACTGGGAACCAGAGCCACGTGTAACAGAAGTAGATTACGAAGAGCTTTGTCAGAAACTTCAAAATGCGTTGGCCAAGTCTTATGTTGAAAATGAAGATCAGCAAAAGGAAATGGAGTTTTTAAGTTGTCTTCTATCTATCAAAAGAAAACGAGTTGAGCAGTTGGAAAGCTATTTAGCTATTGCAATTACTCATGGTGAGTTTGACATTGATGATACTGATGATGAGGAATCTTTATCTGAATACTTAAAGGCTAGGCAATGAAAACCCTTCAGTTTGAGGCTGCCAAGGTTGCTCTCAAGCAGGATAAGACTGGCTATGTCTTAACCTTATCTCTGCACCCTGACGATATTCCTGAAGACTTACTCAGGGATTTCGTTGGTGCGAGGTATCAAGTAGTCATGGTCAGGATTGATGCCAATGAGAAACCAATGGATCGACAGGAAGAATTTCAAGGTGAAAGGGCTATTCGTATTGCAGCCCTACTTTGCCGAGATAAAGACTTCTGGAAATATCTTCATGAGGATGATCAGATTATGAATCCAAATGAAGAAGAATCAGCTGAATGGCTTAGAGATTATTTAAATATCTCTAGTCGAGCAGAGTTAAAAACAAACCATAATGCAAGGCTAATGTTAGATAGCATTCACAGGGAATATACGAAATGGAAAGAAAACTAGTACCGTATTCTGTCTATTTGCCAGTTGACTTGTACAACAAGATCAAAGCTCTGGCAAAGGAACGAAAAGCATCGGTGCTGATCAGGGATGCGATTGCCATGATGTTAGGCGGTCATGACCTGTATAACAGCGGTTACAACCAGGCCCTTAAAGATGCCTCCCAAGTAGTCTATGACTGTGAAGAAGCTCAGATGGTCGCTATCAAAGGCAAAGATCTTGGCGCTATATTAGCTGAGAAGATTGATACCTTGGAGATTAAAAAATGAATTTATACGAAGTTACCTTGTATGAAACATTAACAAAAACTTTAATTTATGAAGTTAAGGCTAGAGGCGAAAAGGAGGCTAAAAGAAAAGCTAAACGACTCTATAAGTATGAAAGCCCTGATGAACAATGGTGTACTGGCTACTCCATTAGTGAAGATGCTGGCGCTCTGATATTGCAAAATGATGTTCCAGAGGATGAAGAAGATGAGTGAACAAGAAATAACAGGTCAACAACTTGGCGTAATGTTAATGGAGTTTTTAGGAACCCTTGAGAATATTCCAACTCCAAGTATGTTGGCTGCTCTTAGTATTGTTACGGCTACAGTGGCTTGTGAGTCTGGATACGATGAAGAGAAGGCCGTATATGCCTTTAGAAAGTGTTACGGAGAGGCTAAACGCAGGATTAAACGGCTACAGAAGGAGTTGAACTAATGAACGAACAAGATCTAAGAGATTGCTTTGCCATGTTTGCATTAAATGGAATATTGTCTTGCAATTATGACGTTGGCGAAGAACCAGCTGTATTGGCCTATAAGTATGCAGATGAAATGCTTGAAGCTAGGTCTGGAAAAGGATCTGTTGGTTTACCTCCAGTGCGGGCACGGAAGGCTAAAAGTAAATGAAAAACATATGTGTAGTTAATTTTTGGGATGGAGCGTTTGATGGAGACTTCTTTGATTTTTTCTTTCGCAGCTGTTTTGGGGACATTAATTACATTAGCGACCCTTACACCGCTGATCTCATTGTTACTTCTGTGTTTGGAAACACGCAAACAGATCCCAATAAGACTCTTGCCTACATTGGCGAAAATGTACGACCTAGTTTTGTGGGCTATAGCCACAGCCTGTCTTTTGATTACGACACTTATGGCGGTAGGAATTTACGTTTACCGATCTGGTATGCTCGTTTAGCTTGGCCTGGATTCATTCAAAAACCTAGGAAACCCAATTTCCACAATCATGGCTATGAAGACCTTATTTCAATTGATTCCCTCACAAGGGGACGCACTCTTGATATGAGCCAAAAAACTAAGTTTTGTGCCATGGTTGCTGGAAATCCAGAAGGGTTGCGGGTTAATTTATTTAACTCCATTTCAGAATACAAGCGAGTAGATGGTTATGGGAATATGTTTAATCGTCCTTTACGCAAGTCAAAGTTTGATATTTTAAAAGATTACAAATTTAGCCTATGCCCTGAGAATTCAATCTATGACGGCTATGTAACTGAAAAGTTAATAGATGCCTACGCTGGCGGTACTGTGCCTATTTATAGTGGTGATGCGTCTGTGGCTGAAGACTTTAATTACATGGCTTTCTTGAACTACCAAGAAGTTATGGACATGGACTTTCTTGTTTCAAAGGTGGCTATGTTAAGTACAGACGACAGGTACTATCGAGAGATTTACGAACAACCGTTGCTAACTAAAGAACCTAAACTAAACGATGCGATTGCATTCGTAAGGAGCATAGTTAAATGAAAGAAGAAATACAAAAGCTGATTGACTCATTGCGCCCAGTTAAGACTAAGTTTGATTTAATTCGGGTAGGTGGTAACAATGATGGTGGATACCTTATTCCAAACGATTTAATGGGCATTACAGCTTGTTTCTCTCCTGGGGTAGATGTAACTGCATCATTTGAAATAGATCTCTGTAAGCGTGGTATTGGCTCTCACCTTGCCGATGGGTCAGTTGATCAAGCCCCTCAAAACTTTACCCCTTTATCATTTACTAAAAAGTATTTAGGTGGCTGTAACAATGATACCCATATGACTTTAATGGAATGGGTATTAAATAAGCCTGAATATGATTTTGGCAAAGATTTAATACTTCAAATGGACATTGAAGGTGGAGAATACACTACATTACTATGCGCTCCATCCGTTATTTTGCGTAAGTTTAGAATCATTGTAGTAGAGATCCACAATGTACATACATGGTTTGACTCTTTAGCATGGCCCGTAGTTACAACATTTTTTGAGAAGTTATTAGAAGATTTTCGTGTGGTACACAACCATCCTAACAATAACTGTCCATTTATAGATGTTGACGGTATTTTAATGCCAACGGTATTTGAGTTAACTTTGCTGCGTAAAGATAGAACGATTGCGCTGGATTATTGTGATCAGTTCCCGCATCCATTAGACCAACCAAACGTATTAGATAAACCTGACAGACCATTACCTGAAGGATGGTACAAATGAGAGAGAAGTACGGAATAATCCATCACGATGGGCCTGTCATGGAATTGACCACCATGATAGGCTGTCCGTTGATGTGTACCTTTTGCCCACAAGATAACTTACGTACGCAATATGGTACGTCTACTAAGTATATGACGCAGCGTGATCTGACCACTATGCTGGTTAAGTTACCAAGAAATACACGTGTTGATTTTTCAGGTATGTCAGAGCCCTGGGCTAATCCTGAATGTACTGCCATGCTAGAAGAAGTGCTTTACATGGGGTTTAACGTAGCCATCTACTCAACTTTATACGGAATGACTGACCCTGAAAGAGTTAAGAAAGTAATTGAAGATCATCCTAATCAAATAGAAGTAGTAATGCTGCATATGCCTGATGCCAATGGGAATATGAAAGGTTGGAAGAAAACTGCTGAGTGGATGCACGCTCTACATATTATGTCTACCTTACAAGTACCCTGTGGTGTTGGTGCTATGACTATGGATGGGTCGGGTTTAGTAGCTTTTGAGTTGCAGAATGACATTGGTAGGTTAGCGGGTTGGGTGGGCCATACTAGGGCAGATAGCCTCGATGTGGAGCAAATTAAAGGGCAAGTAATCAGTATCACGCCCCACAATGAGTTCTCACTCACTTGTAAATCGACACCTTTCTATGATCGTAATGTTCTACTTCCTAATGGCGATGTGGTTTTATGCTGTATGGATTATAACCTAAAGCACGTTATTGGAAACCTTCTTACGCAAACCTACGATGAAGTAATGCAAGGTAAACCTTTAATGGATTTAACTGCCATAAACGAAACCCCCGAATTTAATAAATGTAGTATTTGTAAATCCTGTGAAAACGTAAGGAAAATATGAAAAACCCAAGAACAGAAATGTTTGAAACCTTTGCCGTTAACGGTATGCAAATGCGAGATGCCTTTGCTGTAAAAATTATGGCTGGCATATGTGCTGGTGATTGGAAGTTTGATACATCAGTTAAAAGCTGGGATGAATTAGCAGTAGCCCGTGCCTATGAGATAGCAGATGCAATGATAAAGGAAAGGGAAATTAGTAATGTTTAAAAATATTGTGATAGCTGTTCTTCTTAGTGTTGTAGCTATCTATTTTTGGGGGGATGTTCCAGCCAAAGAATGTCCTGTGGAAAAGAAAACTCCACGATGGGAAGACAACTGCATCATTCAAAAAAGTGGTGATAGGGAGATAAAAACGTGCGGATAATGGTAATCACCCCGACTACTGGGAAAGAAGAAATGAAACAGGCAGTGGAAAGCGTCAAAGCGCAGACTCTACCTACAGAACATTTGATTGTTTATGATGGATTAGATGCTTACCAAAAACGCATTTTTCCCGAGTACCCATCTATACTTTTACCCGAAAACGTAGGCGGTAATGGTTGGTATGGACACCGAGTCTATGCGGCTATGCCACTACTGGTAAACGCTGATTACATCCTATTTTTAGATGAAGACAATTGGTTCGAACCTAATCATGTAGAAACCATGATTAATAAAATTAAATCAAAAGACTTAATGTGGGCCTATAGCTTAAGGAGAATATGCAATGAAGCAGGAGAATACATCGAAGATGACGATTGTGAATCCCTTGGACGGTGGCCTACCTTTTACGACCATACACTTAATTTTGTTGATACTAATTGCTATTGTTTTCGTAGGGAGTATTTGGTATCTATTGCCCATGCATTTTATGGCCAGTGGGGCGCAGACCGCCCGTTTTATAGAGCTGCCTCCACAAATTTGCCTTCCTTCGGATGCACGGGAGAGGCTACAGTTAATTACAGAGCGCCAGACAGACTACTTGCAATGTTTAAAGATGGTAATGAAAAAATGAAAAAGGCATACGAAGACTTACCGTGGAGAAAGAAATGATTGAAACTTTAGTCAAACCTCAAAAACTAGATAACGATGTTGCAGTAATTAAAATACTACAATTAATGGGTCAACTAAGTCCAAATGATATTGCTTACGTATTAAAGATATCGGCACAAGTTTACGATGCCATTGCATTGGGGGATACATGGAAATCACAGTAAAAGTAATTCGAGAAAACAAAGATGGATCTGCTGATGCAGTAGTTCATTTTGATAAAGAAGGTCTAGAGTTCTTGGTTCAAGAAGGTGTTTTACATATATTAGAAGCCTATGTTAAACAAAATAAGAATGCCAAGGAAGGTGCTAAATTGCGTAAAAGGTTATCTAAAGAAGTTGACATAGACGGGAGATGCTAAATGGATGCAATATGGGAAAAAGCCAATCAGGTTAGTGAAGTAGGATATAAAATACATAGCGCTGCCATGATTGTAGAATTGGTTGCTGAAAGACTTACAGATAACGCTGAAAGTGGTGCTTTATGGGCTGCAGCTGAAATACTTAAACAATACAGTGAACAACTTGAAGAATTATCATCAGATTTAATGGGTATTAATCGTAGTTTAGAAAAAAAAGGAAAAAAGAAATGAAGAAGCCAACAGTTACTATCGCTCCACCCCCGTCTGGGGCAACCATCTTTGTAGCAACTCCCATGTATGGTGGTATGTGTACTGGTATGTATTCCTCTGGCGTAATGCAGCTAGTAGGCGCTTGCGGGGCTAATAACATCAAGATGTATTACTCATTTATGATGAACGAGTCTTTGATTACCCGTGCCCGCAACAGCATGGCTTATGACTTTTTGAAGTCCGATGCTACCCATCTAATGTTTATTGATGCAGATATCAACTTTAATCCCAATGACATACCTTTGATGATCAAGGCTGATAAAGACATTATCTGCGGTCTATACCCTAAGAAAGAGATCAACTGGGTAGAAGTAGAGGCTGCCGTTAAGCGTGGTGTGCCAGCAGCAGAACTTAGCAAATACACTGGCGCTTTTGTGGTTAACCTACCTCATGGTCAAACCAATAAGTCTGGCCCAATACAAGAGCCTATGGAGATTGATAATGGTGGCACAGGGTTTATGCTGATTAAGCGTGAGGTGTTTGATGCTCTTGCTGACAAAGTTCCAAGCTATACCAATGATATGTACCATGCCGTAGATACAGTTCGAGAAGTAAAGATAATCAAAGAGTTCTTTGCCACCAGCATTGATGAAGAATCTAACCGCCTGTTATCTGAAGATTATCATTTCTGCAAGATTGCACGGGAAGCTGGTTTTAAAGTTTATGCTGCACCTTGGGCACAATTCGGTCATACTGGAACCTATACATTTAGTGGACAACTTCCAAGATCAGCGTAAAGGAGTTTAGATGACAACATTCACCACAGAAGATAGGGAAAATGCAGGGCGTGGGGCTGGAGAAGATGCCAATATGTCCTATGCTGATATAGCCAAAGAATTGGGTGTAAGTAAAACCTACGTCCAAATGATTGAAACATCGGCTTTGGAAAAACTGCGCAAACGTCTTCTGTGGAGATATGACATCTTTAAATCAAAAGATATTATATAAAATGTTAGAAAAAGGTCTTAATAGAAAGCAGGGCTGGCAAATAGAGCAAGACTCTATGAACCAGGCTGCTGCAGCTTATGAGTTAATGAATTTTCTTAGGGTTGATATTGAAACACAGGAACCTATGAGTATCTGGGATTGGGAATTTTATAAAGAAGATAATTTAATTGCCATTGGGGAGTACCGCAGAAGATTTCATAATTTTGGTACATATCCAGACTTTCAGTTTGGACATCAAAAGTTTGTAAAAATGCAAAAGTTTGGCCAAGAACATAACATCCCAGCCTATATGTTTGTGGAGTTTGATGATTTATTTTTATATTTTCCTATAGCAGGCAGCCCAAAAATTAAAACAATGAAAAGAAATCATGAAATCAGGACAGAACAATGTGTTTGTATTCCTAATGCAGACTTCATTCCAGTTATGTCCTTGTATTTATGATCTACAGAAATAGAAAGTTATTAGACATTGTTAGACAATCTCCATGCCAGGCGTGTGGTAGAGAAGACGGGACAGTTGTGGCTGCACATTCCAATCAGCTTCGAGATGGTAAAGGTAGGGGACTTAAAGCCCATGATTATCGGATTGCGGCCCTGTGTTTTAGCTGCCACTCGGAAATCGATCAAGGACAGAAACTCTCAAAGGCCGAAAGGACTGAGATGTGGGAAGATGCTCACCGTAAAACTATTGGCTGGTTGTTTGATAATAACCATATAGGTTAAAATACCAGACGGAGGTAAGGTCAGGTTTGGCTTTTTGTTGCGCAACACCTCCACCAAATAAAGGAAACCAATGAGCTCCTGGCTAATCATTGTTACTGGGCTTATTTACGCCTATATAGGGGTAGAACAAGCCGTAAAGGGTAACCTACCTATGGGCATTACTTATTTTTGCTATGCAGGGGCTAATGTAGGCCTTTATATGATGGCAACTAAATGAGCTTTACTGTCTATTCCCATGATGGGACTAAATATATTCAATGGTTTTTTAGCGTAGACGAGCTAATTTTTAGCATGATTAATAACCCGCTTGACAGATATCATAGAAATTAATGTAAAATGGTGCATCGCAACAATGTGTTGTATGTTACACAATCTTAGGAGATGACTATGTTTACATTTGAAGACCAATATAAAAAGGTTGAGCAGTTAGCCGAGCATTACAAGCAAATCAACGATTTCTGGATTCACTCAGTTTTATCTAGTTTGAAGACTTTCTTTAAGACAGGTAAGTAATGGCGTGAGCCAGGGGTGAGTAGAAACTGCTCACCCTTTTTGTATAATTTTTGCCAATTTCTATACATATAACTATCAATATGCATAAAAAGTCTTTAATAAAAACAATTTTTATTAAAATTTCATGCAGTTTTTGTAAAGTTTTTTAAACTTATTGTAAAGTTATAACTCTAGCGGATCGAATCCAAGCTCTTCTGATACGACCTTGGTGCGCCTTCTGAACTCAGCATCATGGTGAGACCATTTGGAGGTCTTCCAACGGCTCATATGGACGGCTTCATGAGCCAGAACACGGATCACTGTCGATAGGTGACCACATTTCTTTTCTGAAATAGTTATAACGTGCTCGTACTTCTCGCCATCATCATATAAATAGGTTCCCATAGCATCGTCTTGATCTATGACAAACTTAATCTGCTCTGGCAATGGCATAGGCCAGCGAACAAACGGCTTCATGCAATACATAGCCGAATACAGATTTTTAATAATTGATGGGGTCAATTTCATACTTTGTTTATGCAACCACGAAACTCAAATTCACCATTTTCTTCATCACTGACCATAATAAGCTCTGGCATTAACATTCTACCTTGGTCAAAAGATAGCATTACAAAGCCTGAACGCCAATCCTTGGGGCTATCCTCACAGTACTCGAAGGTAGATGACATAGGATCTGCAAGGCAGCCAGTCTGGATTCCCCAAAAGTTTCCTTGGTAATTTGAAATTGGTTGGGCAGCCAATACGTGTGTATGGCCAGTAATGATGTTTGTGTTACCAGCTGCTTGCAAATTGCTGTAACCTGCCGTGCGTCCGCCCTTATAACGGTGTTTTACCACAGTGTTCTCGCCAATCCAAAAGCTCCAACAAGTTTCCCATTCTGGGAAATGATACTTGAGAGAAAAGCCATCAACTCCGCTATACTCGGGAACTTTATTAACCAGCCATGACTCATAGCGCATATCGTGGTTACCCAACGTCCATATGAGTCTGCAGCCTGCTGGCTTATGCTTAACTATCTCATCTAAGTGGTAACGACAAGCGCTCAACTCTTGCAAAACGCTGGGTTTTTGGTCGTAATTGATTGATGGGAATCGACTGAGAACTTGGCCATCAAAAGCATCTCCGTTACAAATAATGACTTGGGGCTTAAATTCTTTTATCATTATCAGCAATGCTTTAAATGCCGTGGTAGTTGTTTCAGTGAAGTGAGCATCTGAAAAAACAATTACCCTTTTAACTTTATCTACATCAATGCCTCTGCGGACATTGTGCGCTGCAAGATCTACTTTATTTTTGGGTTTTTTTTCATCTCGCTGAGAGTTAGTTGTAGGCAATTCAATGCCATAACGTATTTCAATATTACTTCTTCTGGTCATGGCACTTCGAGGATTTATTCCTAATTCCTTGCCAACCAGAAGTGGACTTCCTAATTTATTCCAAAGTTTAATAAACTCTTTATCCGACTTTTCATCATATCGTGCCATCCCAACCCCTTGTATTTAAACGGAATTTAATACACTTTTCGGAATATAACATAAAATTATGTAAGTATTTACATATATTTTTACAAAATAAGGCACTACATATTGATCTATTCCAGTCTTTTGTGCTATATTTAGTATACCAAGCCCACTCTTGGTATCGCACTCCTTTTCTCCTAGCAGAGACTTGTGCAACGCAAGACCTCGGATCTACGATCCCCAAGACCCTCAGACTAAAAACCTGGGGGTCTTTTCTTTTGGGTGTAACAGCTGTTACGCTAAGATCCGCAATAAATACTTAATACGTAAAAATACTCTTGCAAATATTTTTGTATTGAGTTAATCTGATTGGGCTAGGTGAAAAGGAATGTGGATAAAGTGCTTAATTGCGCTTGTCTCTCATTTCATTTCACCATCGCTACACCATATAGGTCGGACATAACAGCAGCTATATGGGAAGAGCCCTTACTGTGGGAGTAGATTTGTAACAGGGGAAGAGATGGCGAAGCCAGAGTCTCTAATCGAACGTCTGGCGGGTGCAGTGGCTCCAAAAAGCAAACTGTTGAAGGCAACCTAGGAGAGGCTAGGTGCGTTCACCAAAAAGCAATGTCGAGATGAGACTGGACTAATAGTTAACAAGGGGGGTGGTGTGAAGACCAAGCCGTTTAATCAGGCGGTGCATGATGCGTGTGATCCAGTGGCCAGAGATGTAGTGATTGAGAAGATCAAAGCCAAGTGGGGATGGGATGCCAAGCCGTTTGATAAATATAAAGTGGATCTGATTGTTGAAAATGAGTTCATGGTGCCTATCTTTTACGCAGAAGTAGAGATGCGTGATTGGGAGGATTGCCCGTTTAACACCATCCATGTACCAGGACGCAAGAAGAAGTTGTTTGATAACGATATGCCCACTACCTACTTTGTAGTCTCCAAGAGCTTAAAAAGTATCTGGTATTGCAAGGCAAAGGATATACTTAATTCCCCTCTAGTGGAAATTAAGAATAAAGCAGTAAAAGAGGGCGAATATTTTTATGATGTGCCAATAGAAAAGTGGAGAAAATTATGAAGGTTTTAAACATATCCAACATCAGAATTGATGGGGGAACTCAAGCACGTATTGCATTAAATCAAGATGTTGTTAAAGACTATGCAGAAAAGATGCGTGATGGCGAACAATTTCCAGAGATTACCGTATTTTTTGACGGCTCAGACTATTGGCTGGCTGATGGTTTTCATCGTTACTTTGCTACTAAATCAAATAGCACAGTCAGCATCAATTGTGATATCAAGAATGGCACATTAGATGATGCAATTCTGTTTGCTTTTGGTGCTAATGGTAAGCGTGGTTTAACTATGTCTGCGGAAGATAACCGCAATGTAATTTATGCCATGCTGCGCCATGCAGAGTGGAGTAAGTGGTCTAACGCTGCAATTGCAAAGCACGTTGGTGTATCAAAGATGACAGTAGGCCGTGTTAAAGCTACGCTAGATATCAAAGATGAGGATAGTGTCAAAAAGTTTAAAGATAGGCACGGCAATGAATCAACAATGGAGACTAAGAATCTCAAGTCTAAAAAACCCACCAAGCCTGATGTAATAACGGCTAATCCTTTTGCAGAATATGATGAAAAGATTAAAGAGCTAACTGATACCATCATTGAGCAGGATAAAGAGAATCAAATACTGCGGGATCAAATTGCTATTGGCCAGTGGGATGCCAGCGATATAGAAAAGATTGATGTCCAAGATACCATCAAGGATTTGCGTGAACAGATCCGTATCCTTGAGATTGATAACAAGGCTATGCGTGAGAGCCGTGATATGTTTCAAAATCGTAACTCAGAACTAATGAGATCTTTAAAAGCAGCGCAGAACAAACTAAAAAAACTGGAGGGATAATGAAAGACTATGCACCATATCTAATCAACGCTAGAAAACTTTTGCGTGGAATAGAGGAAAGTACTAATAAGAGAGAATATAAAAAGGCCTTTGAATTAGCTTATCATCTAGGAGAGTTGTCTGAGATGTTAAAAGAGTCTTTGTTGCACATGAAAAAATAGGTCGCAAGACCAGCCCAAGTCAGGGGGGAATCCTGACAGTTAAAGGAATAGTAATGTTAGAGTTGCGTGAGCATCAAGTGCAAGTCATTGATGCGTTAAGAGATGGTTTTAGAAAAGGCCATCGTGCCCAATTGCTATATGCCCCAACGGGGTTTGGCAAAACAGAAGTAGCAATTTATTTAATGAAGGCTACCTCTGAGAAATACAAAAAGGCTGCCATGGTTTTAGATCGGCTAGTCTTAGTAGATCAAACCAGTATGCGTCTTACTAAGTATGGTATCAATCATGGCGTATTTCAAGCGGATCACTGGAAATATGATATTCGTGAAAGGCTGCAAGTAGCTTCTGCACAGACCATGGAAAAGCGTAGTAACTTTCCAGAGATGGATTTAATCATCGTAGATGAATGTCATATCACCAGAGAGCAGACTACAGAGCTTATTAAATCTAATCCAAATGTCAGAGTGATTGGTTTAACTGCAACACCTTTTACTAAAGGTCTGGGAGATATATATACCAATGTCGTTTGCGGATCTACTACGCAGGACTTAGTGCAAAAGAAATGGCTTGCACCGCTTAAGGTTTATATCTCTAAAGAAATTGATATGACTGGAGTTAAGAAGGTTGCTGGAGAATGGAGTCAAGATCAGGTGACCCAGCGTGGTATGCAGATCACAGGCAACATTGTTGATGAATGGATTAAGAAGACTCATGAAGTATTTGGCAGACCAAGAAAGACGATTGTCTTTTGTGCTGGTGTTGCTCATGGTGCAGATCTAGTAGATCAGTTTGCTCAGAAGGGTTATAACTTTGTATCTATTTCTTATAAAGATAATGATGAGTTTAAGAAGGCAGCCATAGAAGACTTTGCACGGCCAGACACAGAGATCCATGGCCTCATAGCTACAGACATCCTCACCAGGGGATTTGATGTCCCCGATGTCATGATTGGTGTATCAGCAAGACCATTTTCTAAATCCTTATCAAGCCATATACAACAGATGGGTCGTGTGATGCGTAGCCATCCAGATAAAGAGTTTGCACTGTGGTTAGATCACTCAGGCAATTACCTTCGGTTCCGTGATGAATGGGATGATGTATATGAAGTAGGAGTCAGCAAGCTAGATCAGCACTCAGAAAAAGCCAAGCGTGAGCCTACAGAGAAGGTTAAAAAAGAATCTAAGTGCCCTAAGTGTGAGGCACTATGGCCTAAGAACTCAGATACTTGCTCATCTTGCGGGTTTGTGCGCCAAAAGCGTAATCAGGTGGACTCAGTAGCGGGTGAGCTAATTGAGCTTGGCAGCGTAGGTAAATCTCAAAAGCAGGAAAAGCAGATATTTTATTCAGAGCTGCTCTATATTGCTAAAGAAAGAAATTACAATGAGCATTGGGCAAGCCATAAGTATCGAGAGAAGTTTGGAGTATGGCCTAGAGGATTAGATCAACAACCTATGCCCCCTACATTAAAGACGGCAAATTGGATTAAAAGCAAAAACATTGCTTGGGCTAAAAAGTCTAAGCGTAAACCTATGACAGTAAATTTGGAGAGATTAAATGACTAGAGATGGTGGTAAGGGTGATGCACCTCGCCCATTGGTTGTGCCGATAGAAGAATTTGATAAGAACTTTGAAACAATCTTTGGTAAAAAAGAAAAGACTTACGAACCTATTCCATTTTTTGGTTTGATTGAAAATGAGGATGAAGATGAGATTTGAAGACTTTGCTAAATCCCATGGGCTGCTTATTGAAAGCACTATTCCTTTCCGATGGGTATCTACGCCAACAGAAGATCATCCACGCAAACGTAACGGCAGATATAAATTCATGGGTGATATAGGTTGGGTTCAAAACTGGGCTACGATGGATAAACCAGCCCTGTGGAAGATGGATGGTAAATTTTCGCTCTCTCCCGAACTATTAAGAGAGAGAAATTCCGCCTTCGGTCAGCGCCAAAGACTAGCTGATAAGGCCGCAGCCAAAGCTGGCTGGATCATGCACCAGACCAAGAGCGATCTGCATCCATATTTAAAGGAAAAAGGATTCCCAGAGGAGGAGGCCTCCGTCTGGGTTAAGGATGATAAGAAACTAATCGTCATACCGATGCGTATAGCGGGGAAGTTGGTGGGCTGCCAGCTCATCGATGAACAAGGGCAGAAGAAGTTCCTCTATGGACAGATTACGAAGGGGGCATCTTTCACCATTGATGCAAGAGGCATCCCGATTCTTTGTGAGGGGTTTGCCACGGCTCTGTCCGTTCAGGCCGTGATGCGAGCAAACAAAATCCCTTACAGAATTGAGGTCTGCTTTTCGGCAGGAAACCTGAAGGAAATAGCTAGTCGGCACATCAACGGATTCATCGTTGCCGATAATGATCCCAATGGTATCGGAGAGTCGGTTGCCAAGCAAACAGGCAAACCTTATTGGATCTCCGACACAATCGGGGAGGATTTCAATGATTATCATCAAAGGGTGGGCTCTTTCAAGGCAAGTCAGTCGTTAAAGAAGACCTATATTCTTGCATCTTCCGCAAAAACTTAGCCTCAATCTGTCTGATGCGTTCTTTAGTTAGGTCAAAAGCCCGTCCACACTCTGACAGGCTATGACCAGCTACCCTCATCTTAACAATTTCGTAATGTCTATCAATGGCTGCCTGACGATGATATTTCTGATACATCTTGGAAAAGACTTCCTTCGTAGGGAAGTCCACCAAGACGATCACATCAACATTCCCAGTATTTCTAATGGGAATTTTACCGCCACAGAATCGTAGATTAACCATCGTAACCGCCATCTACCTGACACGATTCAGAGTCGGTCACCTCGACCTCAAGATCACCAGCTAAATTTGCCAGCTCATCATGAGCAACATCAATGGCCTCCTCCTCATCAGGAGCAGATATCGTGGTTGTGAAAGAACCAGAGTAATACAGCGTTACTTCAAAATCTTTAGGCATTTATATTCTCCTTGCATATGCATCCAAAACCATCTTTTGCTGGGCAATCATCTATATGATCTCTGTCCTTGAGTATTTCATCAATCCAATAATCAATTACATCCCAGTTAATTCCAATTGTGCAATCGTGCCTACGCATTACCATCGCCAGCACATCACGGCATTCTTGCTCGGTCAGCTCCTCGCCCATATTCTCGGCTTGTCCCTGAACATCATCAATATGCCACCATTCTGCCACCCAATCAGGATCAAAAGCCCGTTTAACAGCGGCTATTGCCTCTGATACAGAACGGCCAGCAGGAATATCTACTTCAATCATTACTTTTGCCATGACTGTGCTCCTTCTGAATAATAAATTTCCCCATCAAATAAAGCTGGGATCAAATAACCTGAGTAATTATTTTTGAGCATACATTCATCTGCTTGTATCTCGCTCATTACTTGCATATCTTGAATTTCATGAATCAAAGCACAAGGAAATTTATCATCACTTTTAACAAACTCCCCAAACTCAAAATTGCCAAACAATACTACTTGCATGGTATTACCAGTCATTTTCATCTCCTTCTGCTGGATCAGTATCAATAACAATATGGCCAAAGCGCAGTTTGCCATCCCCATTAGTGCTGCAAACAGTGCTCTTATTAAAAGTAACAATGTTATCGTGGTGCTCGGTAAGATCCTCGACCAGCTCAATCGGCACCAGACCGATCAGGCCAGCATCTACTGGATACTCTTTACCATTAGAGCCAGCATAGCAGCCGTCACCCCATTGAGTCCCAAATGCCAACACTTTGAATGCACCAACAGACCCAATAGGATTACGGAAAAAATCGCATGAGGTTAGCAAACCATCCCAATCCTCATATGGCACGGCATAGCACGGATCACCCAGCACATACTGTCCAGCAGGAACAGTCACCTCTACTTTAGTTATTTGCATTTTCTTCCTCCTGATCTTCTTTCTCTTGTTCATGCCATTCTTGATATTGCTCAACCAAATTAAATGTATTGAGGATGTTCGCTGGTATATTTTCCTCAAGCCATTCGGCAGCATCATTTTCTAAAGGAATGTCAATCGAATAGCAATAATCTTGACCATCAACAAATTCGCCACAAAAGCAGCATCCATTTTCGTTGTAATAGGCTGTGACCTCATAACCCAGCTCGACCAGCTTTGCATATGCATCTACTGGTGGAGACCAAGCAGAATCAAACCAGACCCACATGGACAAACCATCTTCGTCCAGCTTTGCCTTGTCCTGATGATCCGACCAACCAATATCCCATTTTGTGCCCCAGTTTTGAACCCTCCAATCCCACCAAGCCTCATCGACAGGCACAAATTCAGGAGCTGGCTTACCAGTTCTGCTCTCAAATGTCGGCTTAACCTTCACTTTTTTATAATCAGGTTCTGGAACCAGCGTCCCTAAAAACTTGCCATTATTCCAAGCCTCCAATGCTTTTTGCATCATGGCTGGATCTTTATGAGAAATTGTCATCTCGTTTTCGCACCAATTAGGCATTTTCTTCCTCCTCAATAAGGTCGCATTCTTCACAAATAAATTCTGGGCTAGTGTCTACAACAATTTCCCCAGATCTCCACATATACAAAGCCTTCATAGCCGCATCGTTTGCGTTGTCGGCATCAATCTCAAAATACTCCTTTGTTTCAGCTAAAACATTGTATTTAGGCATAAGCCCTCCTAGCAGATAGTTATGATTACCAAATGGCAATCCCTATGCCCCGTAGGGCATGAGGATTACAGCACTTATCTAGAAAATATTTCGTATGCATCCCAGCTTTCAAATCTCATAGCTGGCTTTCCATCCACCTTATCGTGCATAGCCCAAGTAAAGTTTTTGCCGTTGATGTCAGGATCAAGATCAGGGTAAAACAATTGAGCCTCCTCCAAATTTTTAAACTCGTAAGCCTCCCTTATAGACATAACAACAGTCACAGGACAATTCTTTTCAAATGGTAATTTGCTCATGCTGCCTCCACAAATCCAAATCCGATAGACTCGCCATTTTCTGTGAATTGATACTCGTTGATTTCCATCATTTCATTCACATATTCATCCGAGTAGTGATATTCAACATCGCCAGCAACATCGCACAGAGCAGCCTCAATTGCCTGCTGGAAAGCATAAAATGCGTCCCCCGTCTTTTTCCATTCATCGTGCATTGTGATCCAGAGGGTGCAGTCCAAACAGTAACCCGTGGGCATATAGTCACGATCAATATCCTTTAGCTTATTGCCACGGAAAAAACTATGATCCAGTGTAGTCTTCACATAAGAGCGATAGACCTCTCCCCCAATTGAGTAATCCAAAATCCTGCCGTGGAAGTGCTCAACAAAAGCAGTAATTGAGGCCATCGCATCAGAAAAATACGGATATTCGTCATGCTCTAAAAAATTCGCTTTCGCCCGAACTTTAGACGAGTCGGACAGCTCCCCATAAGAAAAAACCTTGATTTTTTTGATTTCCATTTTCTAAACCCCTTAAATAAAAATTAATAAAGCACGAACAGCCACGGACACGGCATAAACAGCCGAGGCCACAGCTCCAAGATCAAGCAAGTAATCACGGGTATGTGCGCTCATTAGTAACCCCCAAACAAGTCCAGAACATCTTCCCGAAATTCAGCAGGGGTATAATCCCCGTTTGCCAGCTCGACCAGCAGACCCAGCAAAGCCTCTTTTGAGTCGTGATCGCTGCCGACCCAATGAGAGACCATCATCTGATCTACTCGGATCATTTCATGCATTGAATTTAATTTCATTTTTAAAACTCCTAGCAGTTGAACATAGACCCCGTGGGGGGTTTCGCTGGGATCTCACCAGCTCATCAGTATGTTTATTTATTGAGCTGTGCCTGAATAGCCTTTCCGAGCTCGATCCAGCTCTCAGGATTGATTAGGCCTCGCTCTGGGTAGTCTTCAGGCTTAGACTCAGCGACCAGCGCAGAATATCGGAGCAGAGCCTCGATTGTCATCACAGCAGCCAGAGGGTGAGACTTAAGGATTTTATTTAAGGTTTTAGATTGCATCAGGCAGCCTCCGCCATTTTGGGAGCGACAAAGTAGCCAATGGTATGACCTTTTTTATTGCCTTCCCATTGAACTTCTAAACCGAGAGCCTCGGCTATTCTAATCATTGACGATTGGCCACAAGCACCATCCAGAGAGACCGATCCGTCAGGCCTGACAGTCAGGCCATAAAAGCGAGGGTTAATTTCTTCGGTAACCCTGCGAAAACCAGCAACAGAATATCCGCAATCCTCCAAAGGCAAACGGGAAACCAACTCGACCAGCTCCGATTGATATTCGGACTCCAGCCAATCACCGAAGACTGTCCCAATCATGTCATAGCCACCACCAGAGCAGCGATAGCGTTTGCCAGACTGGCGAGAATCAAGACGGCATATGTTATAGCCGTAAGTATCACGACCACGGGAAATAGACCAAGTAACAGATAAATGATTGATATTCATTTGTAAAACTCCTAGTTAGATTCAAGAAAAGAAACAGCAAGAACAACGCAACCCAGCAACAGATTGCCAGCAACAAACACGGCAGAGCAGCCACCAAGCCCGCCAAGAACAGCACCGAACAAGTGAGCAGCAGCCAAAGGGATATAAGCGTCCATTAGTAATCAGACTCCCATAGTGCAGGGTGCTGGAGCTGCTGACCCTGTGAGTTAAACAAGCGTCCACAAGGGCAATCAACATCAGACCCTAGATAAGACTCAACACCACGACCACAAAAACATTTCCAGCGTTTACCGATGTAATCGCCCTGTGAGTCATATACAACCTCAGTTTTTACCATTTTATAAACTCCTAGCAGATGATTAAAAAATAAACTACCTACCGATTATCTTGGGGCAATCTATTGAATGTCAATAGGTTTTAACAAATATTTTTAATTTATTTTTAAATCACAGCTCGGGAAAACTAAAAGCCCGACAAATCAAGGGTTGCAGGGCAGCGAGTCCAGGAGCAAAGCACAGTAAAAAATTAAAAGCCCGACCAATGCGAGAGCAAAGCAGCCCAGAGACTACAGACCAGAGAGACCAAGAGAGAGATAAACTACTAGGGGATGAGATAACTACTGTCCGATGCTGTTCTGATGTCCTATTATCTGGATTGTGCAAATACCCCGCTTATACCCTATTAAATGAAACTATCACGCAAGGAAATCAAGGAAGGCCTAGAGCAGATCCCAGTAGAGAAACTCTTACTGGGTAGTGCAGCTCATGGGATCGGATTAACCAAGAAACAAAAAGCCTTTGCGAATGAAGTAGTGAAGTCTGGGAATAAAACTAAGGCCTATAAAACTGCCTACAATCACACAGGCAAACCAGAGACGGCCAGCCGTAACGCTCAGACCTTGGCAAACGATACCAAGGTTGCAACATATATCGCAGCTCTAGAAGCAGCAGAACAGGCAAGAGCGTACCTTGTTCCTGCTCGTTTAAGGGATCTGGCGATCCATAAGATCACAGAGAAGGCCTTAGACCCCGATGTCCCACCAGCCCAACAGTTAAAAGCTCTTGAATTGCTGGGCAAGATCACCGAAGTTAGTCTGTTTACCCATCGCACCGAGACAGTCCACCTCACCAGCTCAGCAGATATTAAAGAGCAGCTGATTAAATCCTTGCGCCTAGCGATGTCTGGGAACAATGTTACAGATGTCGAGGCCAAACCTGTTGATGATCTACTGGCAGAGCTGGCAGGCCGTGATGATCCTGCTGCTGCCATCGACAGCGACAGCTCCAACATCCTGCAAGACGCTGCGCCTCTGGACGATGCAGACCAAGACCCCGTCACCCCATCGCTAAACCCAGACCCAGCAGACCCACCATCCCCCGACCCCCAAAAGTCGGCCTTATCTATACCACCCCAGTTGCATAGTATTCCGCACAATCAATCACTGCTAGAATCCAAAACCCTCAATTCAACGTTCCAATCAACGGTCACAGTAACAGGTGTTACACTGACACAGGGTAAACCCTTAGATGGGGAGGGGGTCATTGAAAATGCTAAGGACGAGTAAAATTTGGTATACGCAAACACCCCCCCGTCATGTTTTGTATACAAAAGTGCTGGGGTATATTTTTTTTAAAAAATGCGCAAAAAAAATAACACTGTGACTCCAGCTCAAAAAGAAACTTTCATGATCATTGACGAGTTCTGGAAGAGACACGGTTATGGTCCTACTATAGATGACATTATGTATATCTCTGGAGAGAAGTCTAGAGGCAATGTAAATAGAAAGATGTGGAGACTAGTGGAGCTTGGTATCTGTAAAGGTGTTAAAAATCGAGCCAGATCGATCCGCCCAGCAGGTTTTAGGGTCAGGAGCGTGGAATGAATATAGAAGAGTTGATTGATCAACTACCTGATCTGTTAGATAAGCTGCCTCAGAATGAAGCCGATGAGATTCGCCAGCTTTTAGAAAACTTCCAAAACGCTACAACAAGAGAAAAAGCCGAAACTGACTTTATGGCTTTTGTTAAAGTCATGTGGCCAGGATTTATCCACGGCAGACATCATGCGTTGATGGCAAAGAAGTTTGAAGAGATCGCAGCAGGTAAGACTAAGAGACTGATTATCAATATGCCACCTCGGCACACCAAGTCTGAGTTTGCCTCTTATTTATTGCCAGCTTGGTTTCTAGGTAAATACCCTAATAAGAAGATTATCCAGTGTTCTAACACGGCTGAACTTGCCGTAGGATTTGGACGTAAGGTGCGTAACTTGGTTGACGGAGATGTATATGCAAAGATCTTTCCAAATGTCTCTCTTAGACATGATTCTAAGGCTGCTGGTCGCTGGGCTACTAATGCCAATGGCGATTATTTCGCTATCGGTGTTGGCGGTACTGTTACAGGTAAAGGAGCTGATTTACTTATTATTGACGATCCTCACTCGGAGCAAGAAGCAGCGTTAGCCGCCTCAGATCCTTCGGTCTACGATAAGGTCTATGAGTGGTTTACATCAGGTCCAAGGCAACGGCTACAACCTGGTGGCTCAATTGTCATTGTGATGACCCGCTGGGGTAAACGAGATTTAACTGGCCGAGTCTTACAGTCGATGATTGAAAAAGATGGTGATGAATGGGAAGTCATTAGCCTTCCTGCAATCATGCCGTCTGATAAACCATTATGGCCTGAGTTCTGGTCTTATGAAGAATTAAATAAACTACGCAATGTATTACCTCTACCTAAATGGCAAGCTCAGTATCAACAAGACCCAACATCTGAACAAGGTGCTATTGTTAAAAGAGAATGGTGGCAGATCTGGGAAAATGATAGACCTCCGCCATGTGACTTTATTATTCAATCTTGGGATACGGCCTTTACCAAAAATGAACGCTCAGACTACTCAGCATGTACAACCTGGGGTGTCTTTAACATGAATGAAGATCCTAATGATGTCAATATCATTTTGCTTGACGCTCATAAAGAACGGCTGGAGTTTCCAGAATTAAAGAAACGGGCTATGGAACTTTATAATGAATGGGAGCCCGATGCGTTTATTGTCGAGGCAAAAGCCTCTGGCGCTCCCCTTATTTATGAGTTACGCTCTATGGGGATACCCGTTCAAGAGTTTACGCCAGTTAGGGGAAATGATAAGATCACCCGTATTAATGCGGTGGCGGATTTGTTCGCCTCTGGAAAAGTTTGGTGTCCACCTACACGATGGGCAGAAGAGGTAATGGAAGAGATGGCTGCGTTTCCTAATTCAGATCACGATGACTTAGTAGACTCAACAACCCAAGCTCTGATTAGATTTAGAAAAGGCGGGTTTTTACGGCTTCAAACAGATGAAGTTGATGAACCAGTATACAGACGAAAAGCAGCATATTACTAGGAAATATTATGGCAATGGAAAAAGCACTCTACGAACTCCCAGCTGGGCTTGATGCAATTGATGATCAAGAACCTGCTCTGGAAATTGAAATCGAAGATCCAAAATCTTTAATGATTAATGGATTAGAGCTTGCTAAAGATGACCTAGAAGAAGGCGAAGATGATTTTGATGAAAACTTAGCCGAGTTTATGAATGATGGCGATCTAGCGATGATCGCTGGTGAAATACTTGGAGACATTGATGCCGACATCTCTTCTCGTAAAGACTGGATGCAAACCTATACAGACGGACTAGAACTTCTAGGACTTAAGATTGAAACCCGTACTGAACCTTGGGAAGGCGCTTGTGGTGTTTATCACCCATTAATGTCTGAAGCCCTTGTGAAGTTTCAAGCCGAGACAGTCATGGAGACTATTCCTGCTGGCGGTCCAGTAAAGACATTAGTCATTGGCAAAGAAACACCAGAAAAAATGCAAGCTGCAGATCGTGTTCAAAAGGACATGAACTACCAGATTATGGAGAAAATGCCAGAGTATCGCCCTGAGCATGAGCGCATGATTTGGGGCTTAGGACTCTCAGGTAACGCCTTTAAGAAAGTCTATTACGATCCAAATTTAGAGCGCCAAGTATCATTGTTTGTTCCAGCTGAAGATTTAATTGTTCCTTATGGCGCATCAGACCTACGTAGTGCAGAGCGTGTCACCCATGTCATGCGTAAGACAGAAAATGAATTACGTAAACTCCAAGTTGCTGGTTTTTACCGTGATGTTGAATTAGGTCAGCCTTCTACTGCTTTTGATGAAGTAGAAAAGAAGATTGCCGAGAAGATGGGCTTTACTGCCAGCTCGGATGATCGTTACAAGCTCTGTGAATGTCAGGTAAATCTAGACCTTTCTGGCTTTGAGCACAAAGATGAAGATGGCGATCCAACAGGTATTGCCTTGCCTTACATTGTGACCATCGAAAAAGGCACTCAAACTGTTTTGGCAATTCGCAGAAACTGGAGACCAGAAGATGAAACTTTTCAAAAGAGAAACCATTTTGTCCATTATGGATACGTTCCAGGTTTTGGTTTTTATTGCTTTGGCCTTATCCATCTTGTCGGGGCTTTTGCTAAGTCTGGCACTAGTATTATTCGCCAACTCGTGGATGCAGGAACCCTCTCGAATTTGCCAGGTGGCTTTAAGACCCGTGGCTTGCGAGTCAAAGGCGATGACACACCGATAGCTCCAGGAGAGTTCCGTGATGTTGATGTACCAAGCGGAGTCTTAAAAGACAATATCCTGCCGTTACCTTATAAAGAACCATCACAAGTTCTCTATAGCTTGCTTGGCACAATCGTTGATGAAGGCCGTAGATTTGCCTCTGCAGCCGACATTGAGATTTCAGATATGTCAGCCAACACTCCAGTTGGCACTACTCTGGCAATTTTAGAGCGTACTCTTAAAGTCATGTCTGCGGTACAAGCCCGTGTTCATTACTCAATGAAGCAAGAGTTACAGCTGTTAAAAGACATTATCCGTGATTACACCCCGCCAGATTATGATTATCAACCTGACGAAGGCACTCGTTTTGCTAAAAAGTCTGACTATGACGATGTAGACGTTATTCCAGTTTCAGACCCTAATGCTGCAACCATGAGCCAAAAGGTAGTTCAGTACCAAGCGGTATTACAACTGGCTCAACAAGCTCCTCAGTTATATGACTTGGCACAATTGCACCGTCAAATGCTAGAAGTTCTAGGGATTAAAAATGCTAAAAAACTGATCAAGCTAGAAGATGATCAACTGCCACAAGATCCTATTCTTGAAAACATGAACATCATGAATATGCGTCCAGTAAAAGCGTTCTTATATCAAGACCATGAAGCCCATATTCAAGTTCACGTAAATGCTATGAAAGATCCAAAGATTGCACAGATGATGGGTCAAAACCCTAATGCCCAAGCAATTGGCGCAGCAGCTATGGCACACATCAATGAGCATCTAGCCTACGCTTATCGTAGACAAATGGAACAACTTATGGGTGTTCAATTGCCTGATCCTGATCAAGAAAAGGATGAAGGTATTCCACGGGATATGGAAGTACAGATTTCTGCTATGGCAGCTCAAGCATCTAATATGTTGTTAAACCGCAATCAAACAGAGATTGCAGCGCAACAAGCACAACAGGCCCAGCAAGATCCTGTGATTCAAATGCAAGCAAAAGAGCTGCAACTGAAAGAAGCAGAAGAAATGCGCAAAAAGCAAAAAGACGTTATGGATGCATCTGCCGAGGCAGACCGCCTACGTATCGAAAGGGAACGCATCGCTTCACAAGAGCGTATTGCTGGCCTACAAGTTGGTGCTAAACAAGCAGCTGACAAAGAGAAGTTGGAATTAGAAAAAATGAAAGAAGGGTTTCAGATTGGCAAGCAAATTACTGAAATGAAAAAAAACCCCCAAGAATTACCTTCAACCAAGGAATAAAGACTAATGGATAAGAATTTGGAATACCTCTTAGATGAATACAAAGAGCGCATCAGCGTCCTCAAACAGGCCGTTGCAGCAGGAAATTGTCAATCTTTTGAGGAATACAAATACGCTTGTGGACAACTTCGAGGTCTGGAGTCCGCTTGTTTAATTATTACAGACCTCAAACAACGATTGGAGAACTCGGATGAGTGAAATCCTTATCGGCTCAAACCCCGATAACCCGCAAATAGTGGGGGTAGTAAATTTTGAAGCAAGCAGTGAAGAAAAAGCAAAAGCCTTACCAGAGCCTTCTGGCTACCGCATTTTAGTGGCAATACCAGAAGTAGAAAAAGAAATGGATTTGGGTGACAGCGGTTTGAAATTGTTAAAAGCAGATCAAACCATGCACTACGAAGAAGTACTTTCTACTGTCTTTTTTGTCGTAAAAATGGGCCCAGATTGCTACCAAGATAAGACTAGGTTCCCAAACGGTCCCTGGTGCAAAGTTGGTGACTTTATTCTAGCCAGACCAAACTCTGGTACACGATTAAAGATTCATGGTAGAGAGTTCAGGATTTTAAATGATGACTCTGTAGAGGGCATTGTTCAAGATCCACGTGGAATAACACGAGTATAAGGAGAAAATAATGACTCAAATGAAGACTGAAGAGTTTAAATTCCCCGATGAAACAGATGAAACAGCGCAAAACGCTGAGCCAGAGTTTGAAATCGAGGTAGTTGAAGATGAATTAGAACCAAATCAACTCAATAAAGACCCAATGCCTAAGGAAATTGTTGATGAAATTGATCAAGATGACCTAGAAGCCTATTCAGATGCTGCAAAACAGCGTTTAAAACAGCTTAAAAAGGTATGGAACGATGAACGTAGACGTGCTGATGCTGCTGAAAGCGACCAAAAAGAAGCTTTGCGTGTAGCCCAAGCCATTATTGACGAAAACAAACGCTTAAAAGGCCGTTTATTTGAAGGTGAAAAGAATTTAGTCACCAGTTACAAAGAAAACGTAGCCAGCGCCCTAGAAAAAGCAAAGCAAGAATACAAAGATGCTTATGATTCTGGGGATAGTGATCGTTTAGTAGAGGCTCAAGAAAAATTAACGGATGTAAAGCTTAAAGCGCAACAAATTGAGCAATATAAACCTGAATTTTCTGAAGATACTTTACAAAACCCAGAAAGTAATGTACAAATACAGTCACAACCTCAACGATTGGATTCAAAAACCCAGTCGTGGCTTGACAAAAACAAGTGGTACGGGGTTGATGATGACATGAGCTATCTCGCTCACGGAGTTCATAGAAGGCTTGAAAGAGAAGGAGTCCCAATCGGCTCTGACTTTTACTGGTCTACTATAGACAACGAAATGAGAAAGAGGTTCCCCGATAAATTCGAGGAAAGCGAGGATGGCAAAAACTCCTCGAACGCAGAGGCAAAAACTACTGCAAAAAATAGCAAACCTGCTACTGTGGTTGCCCCTGCGACAAGATCGACTTCGCCAAAACGAGTCACCCTATCGCTTCGTCAACAAGCGTTGGCTAAGAAACTTAATCTAACCAATGAGCAGTACGCTCGTGAACTAACTAAATTGGAGTCTTAAAATGGCTGAAACAAGAACACCTAGAGAAGTAAGTAACCGTCAACAATCTATGCGGGTAGAAGCATGGAAACCGCCTGAATTGTTGCCAGAACCAGATAAACAATCTGGGTTTGCTTATCGCTGGATTCGAGTATCTACAAATGGTCAAGCTGACCCCCGCAACCTTTCAGCAAAACTGAGAGAAGGATGGGAACCAGTAAGAGCAGAAGAACAGCCAAAATTTGAACTGTTAGTCGATCCAACTAGTCGTTTTAAAGACAACATTGAGATTGGCGGGTTGTTGCTTTGCAAAACTCCGAGTGAATTTGTGAATCAGCGTAATACTTATTATGCTAATCAAACACAAGCTCAAACGGATGCTGTAGACAATAACTTAATGCGCCAAAGCGACCCAAGGATGCCTCTCTTTAAAGAGAATAAATCCTCAAGTAGCGTTGGTAGATAGTATTTTTTATTAACTTATTAGGAGAATTAAATGGCTTATCCAACCGTTTCTGCTCCCTACGGCTTAGACCCTGTTAACCGTATTGACTTCATGCCATATGCTGGTGCGACTCGTCAATTACCGATTGCTAGTACTTATAACACTGCAATCTACAACGGTGACATCGTTTTAGTCTCAGGTGGCACAGTTAAGAAATCCGCAGTAACAACTGACTCAACCACAGACAAAGGCAATAACGCAACTTATGGCGTGTTTATGGGTGTTCAGTACGTTAATACACAAGGCCAGACTGTACAAGCTCAATATTACCCAGGTAATGCTGCTGCTACTTCAGCTGTTGCTTATGTTGTTGACGATGCAGCTGCAGCTTTCAAAGTAGCAATTACCTTCTCTGGTAACGCTACTGTAACTACCGCTAACGCATCTGTAGTTGGTACAAACTTGTCTATCCGTCAGGGTACAGGTTCTGCTACTACTGGTGACTCAGCAGTTTCAGTAATCGCTCCAACAGCAGGTACAGGTAATGCAGCAGCATTGCCAGTTCGTGTAGTTGCAGTTGTTCCAGAAACAGCAGTTAACACAACCGCCTTTACAGAAGTTATCGTAAAGTTAAATAACCCACAAATCTTGCTAGCTGCTGGCAACGATTACGTATAAGGAGCTAATTAAATGGCTATTTCACGTGCACAACTACTGAAAGAGTTGCTCCCAGGATTGAACGCATTGTTCGGACTTGAGTACGCTCGTTATGGTGAAGAACACAAAGAAGTTTATGAAACAGAGACTTCTGAGCGTTCTTTTGAAGAAGAAACAAAACTGTCAGGCTTTAGTGCTGCTCCTGTTAAAAACGAAGGCTCTGCCATCGCTTATGACAATGCGCAAGAAGCATGGACAGCTCGCTACAACCACGAAACTATCGCTTTGGGCTTCAGCTTAACTGAAGAAGCTATCGAAGATAACTTGTATGACAGCCTTTCTGGCCGTTATACCAAGGGATTAGCTCGTGCTATGGCGTACACAAAGCAAGTTAAAGCTGCTGCAGTATTGAACAACGGTTTCACAACTGGTTATAACGGTGGTGATGGCGTTCCTTTGTTCTCTACAGCTCATCCTTTAGTTAATGGTGGTACTAACAGCAACACTCCATCTGTTGCCGCTGACTTGAATGAGACTTCTTTGGAAGCCGCTGTTATTCAAATCGCTGCTTGGACCGATGAGCGTGGTCTGTTGATCGCTGCTAAACCTAAGAAGCTGGTTGTTCCTCCTGCATTACAGTTCGTTGCAACTCGCTTGCTCGAAACTGAATTGCGTGTTGGTACAAATGATAACGATATCAACGCTATCAAAAACAACGGTTCAGTCTCTGAAGGTTATTGCATTAACCACTTCTTGACCGATACAAACGGTTGGTTCTTGACTACTGATGTTCCTAACGGCATGAAGCACTTTGTGCGTACTCCGTTACAGAACTCTATGGATGGCGATTTTGATACTGGTAACGTTCGTTACAAGTCTCGTGAGCGTTATTCATTCGGCTGGTCTGATCCACTAGGAATGTTCGGATCACCTGGCGCTTAATCATAGCAAGCTGGGAAAAAGAAAGCCCCACCCTACAAGGTGGGGTTTTTCTTTATAAAAGACTTGCACTTATTTAAAAATGTAGTAATATCAAAGAAACCAGAATTTTGGTCTATCAAACTGATCTGGCAGACGCATACACGATTGATAGACTTGATCTTTGTATGAAGGACAATTTAAAATGACTTTAGCTACTACCTCGTCTTTATGGCGTTCTACAGGTGGCGATTCAACTCGCACCGCTTATGCTGGCTCCATGGATATGGTTGCCCAGTTTTACATCGCTAACACATCAGCTACATCAAACGTAGTAGTTTCATCTGCTGCTAATGCGGCAGCATTGATTCTGCCAGCAAACGCTGTTGTATTGACTGTAAATATTACTAACCCATCTACAGGCGCTAATTCTACCTGTAACATAGGGTTTACCCCACTAATTAGCGTTGGCCCTGGTCAAAATACAACTTTAGGCACTAACGTTCCTGCAGCTTTTGTAAATAATGCTAACTTAACAACTCGTCAAGTAATCAATATTGCTGGTACAGGCGCAGGCGCTTCATTAGGAAACGTAGCTAACGCAACTAACTTAATCGTTGTTACTTCTGCTATCGGTACTGCTGGTGCTGTTGGTGGTCCAGTTACTGGATCTATTCGTTACTACGTTGCGGACAACGGTCAGCAAAACGTTTAATTAATCTAGGGGGATTCGTCCCCCACTTAAATCTTTAGGAGATTAATTATGACGATGCAATATGACGTAAAAGCAGCGAGTGCTAATGCTAGTGCACAGCTTGTTACTGGTCGTGCTCGCTTAAAAAGCGGAGTTTTTGTAGGCGGAGGAACGGCTGGGTATGTTAATTTTTATGATACTGCAGCTAACTCAGCCACTGGCTCTATTTTGTGGCAAACCAAAACAAATACTGGTGTACAACCGTTTCAAATTTTAATTCCTGGAGAAGGAATTTTGGCACAAAATGGTATTTATGCAGAGTTTGCTAACGTGCTTTCAGTAACAATTACTTATGGCTAAGAAAAAAGGCCCCTCTCTTGCAGTTGGGCGTGGCGAAAAGCTCCCAGTGTCGAAAGGCGCTGGGCTTACAGCTAAAGGCCGTGCTAAATATAATGCAGCTACTGGCTCAAATCTAAAAGCTCCACAGCCTGAAGGTGGTCCACGCAAGAAATCGTTTTGCGCACGTATGTCTGGTATGCCTGGACCAATGAAAGATGAAAACGGCAAACCAACTCGTAAGGCGGCTTCACTAGCACGATGGAAATGTTAAAATGATGGAGCTTCAAATTAACGACCCAGAAATTGTGACTGCTAGAGAATTAGCTACTCACGCTAATGACATTAAGCACTTACAGGATGACATGGACAAATTGATAAAAGATATGGAAGAAGTTAAAAAATCCTTATCAGAAATTCAAAGATTACTGTCAGAAGCGCAGGCCAGTAAAAAAGTTTGGCATACCATTTTTACAGTTGGCGCTGGATTAGTTGGCGGTATCATTGTTTGGGCGCTAGATAGGGTCTGGAAATAAAATGCCATCTACATCTAAAAAACAGCATAACTTTATGGCAGCTATTGCTCATTCAAAAGAATTTGCAAAAAAAGCTGGTGTTCCTATGTCTGTAGGCAAAGACTTTATTAATGCTGATAAAGGTAAAAAGTTTCGCAAGGGTGGATCTACAAACCCTATGGAAGCTAAAATAGCGAATCCAAGAGTGCATCACGGGCAGATCCAGATGCCTAATGCAAGTCTATCAAAATATACTGGATTTAAGGAAGGTGGAACAATGAAACCAGTGGATAAAAAGAAAAACCCAGGATTGGCAAAATTACCTACAGCTGTCCGCAATAAAATGGGATACATGAAAAAAGGCGGTATGGCAGATGATGCTAAAGAAGACATGAAAATGGACAAAAAGCAAGATATTGCCATGATTAAAAAGGCGTTCAAAGAGCACGATGCTCAAGAACATAAGGGCGGTAAAGGTACTAAAATTTCTCTAGCAAAAGGCGGAATGATGAAAGAAACAATGGGGCCACGCACAATGGCTAAAGATGTAGAGGCTGGATCAAACAAACTAACTAAGTTTGGTGAATCCGCTGTTCAAAAACGTGGACATACTAAAGGCATGAACTTGGGTGATACAGGAAAAACTATGCCTATCCAAAAGATGGCTAAAGGTGGTTCTGCTTCTTCACGTGCTGATGGTGTTGCACAACGTGGAAAAACTAAAGGGAAGTATTGCTAATCATGGCATTTACTGAGACTGGTAAAGAGAAAGAGAAGCGGGAAGCTTATTACAAGGCTAATAAGGAAAAAGGTATTCGTGCTGAAAAAGAGCGTGATTACAAAATGTTTGGCACAACTGAACAGAATATTCCTGCCGTTGACACAATGGGTAATGTTACCAATATGAAGAAAGGTGGAAAAGTTATGGAACACAAACACAATATGGAGCACGTGAAACAGCACTCCGCTGGTCATATGCACGAGCAAGAGAAAGTAAAACAACACTCTGCTGGTCATAAAATGCATCACGATCATGTAAAAGCGATGTGTGGTGGCGGTATGGCTAAAGGCAAAAAGTAATGTCTGAAGAAAAGACCCCTGCCGAAAAAGCTGAAGAGGCTAGAGCAAAGCTCAGAGAATTTGTGGAAAGTGGACCTAAGTCTACTCCCAAAGCATATTCTGATACTGGCCCTCGTCCTGGTGTTAAACAAGGCGGATTTGGTGGTGGATCTGGCGGTGTAGAATTAAAAAGCATTTTGAATCCAAGAGCAATGAAAAAAGGCGGTAAAATTAGTTCAGCCTCTAAACGTGCTGATGGATGTTGCACTAAAGGTAAAACCAAAGGAAGAATGGTATGAGAGCTTCTCGTGGTATGGGAGATATTTCCCCGTCAAAAATGCCTAAAGGTAAGGTAAAACCACGTAGAGATAATACGGATTTTACCCAATATGCTGAAGGTGGAAAAGTTGGCCTATACGAAAATATTCATAAAAAGCAAGCACGTATTGCAGCTGGCTCTGGTGAAAAGATGCGTAAGCCTGGATCTAAAGGTGCGCCTACTAAAGCGGACTTTATTAAATCTGCTAAAACGGCAAAAAAATAATGTTTAAAAAACATATTGTAAAAGCCTTGAAATGGGCATTAAGCAAGTTTGAAGATAAACCTGTAGAGGTATGGCCTTTCCCTGTAAAAGTAGAAAAGAAAAAACCACAGGTCAAAAAAGCTACTACTAGAACAGTTGCTAAAAAGGCAACTAAAGTTGTCAAAAAGGCTAAGTAATGAGCACAACTGGAACCACAGCATTTAACTTAGATGTCAACGACCTCATAGAGGAGGCGTTTGAGCGCTGTGGAAGAGAGCTACGTACTGGATATGATTTTAGAACCGCTAGGCGCTCTTTAAACCTGCTTACAATCGAATGGGCTAACAAGGGTATTAACTTGTGGACAGTCGAGCAGGGAGTCATTCCTATGGTCACTGGGCAGGCTATGTATCCCTACCCAGCAGATACGATTGACCTAATGGATATGGTTATTCGCCAGAACAATGGTACATCTAACCAGATGGACATTAATATTAGCCGTATTGCAGAACCTACTTATATGTCTTTGCCTAATAAACTGGCACAAGGCCGTCCGATTCAGGTATATATCAATCGCCAATCAGGTCAAGAAAACCTAAGTGATGCTGTTTTATCGGGAAATGTTAGCTCTACAAGTACTACAATTACTGTTACAAATGCCTCTGGATTGACTTCTTCTGGATTTATCAAGATTGGTACAGAGACTATTAGCTATCCAAACGTCAATGGAAACCAGTTAATTAACTGCGCCCGTGGACAAAATGGCACTACAGCAGCTGCTCATACCTCTGGCGCAGCCATTACAGTGCAGAATTTACCTTGTATCAATGTATGGCCTACGCCAAATGCGCCTGGCAATCAGTATTTATTTGTTTATTACAGGTTGCGTAGAATACAAGATGCAGGGACTGGTACATATGTACAGGACATTCCTTTCCGTTTTATACCTTGTATGGTTGCAGGATTGGCTTATCAATTAAGTACGAAGTTACCAGATGTGCAGCCAGATAGAATAATGATGCTCAAAATGGCGTATGACGAGTCTTTCCAATTAGCAGCTGACGAAGATAGAGATAAGTCTCCAGTTCGGTTTGTACCAAGGAATATGTTCTATGCCTAATCAATTTGCATCTGGCAAACATTCCATTGCCGAATGTGATCGATGTGCTCAGAGATATAAACTAAAGGAACTAAGAACACAGACAGTAAAGACAAAACCATTTAAAATCAAGGTTTGTCCTACTTGCTGGGATCCAGATCATCCTCAATTACAGTTGGGTATGTACCCTGTAAATGATCCGCAAGCGGTTCGGGAACCAAGACCTGATGTCAGTTATTTGGCTTCTGGTACAAATGGTTTACAGATTAATTTGACTGGTATTGGTCCTTATGGTTTAGGCGGTCAAGATATGGGTAGTAGAGTATTCCAATGGGGTTGGAATCCAGTAGGCGGATCAAGATTATTTGATAATGGTTTAACACCAAATGACTTGATAGGTATCACACAACTTGGTACAGTTACAGTTAATATTACTTAGGAGTAAATAATGACATTTAGAAAAACAGCAGATGGTGTTACAGAATCAGGCAAAACCAAAGGTACAAACCTTGGTGATTCAGGTCCATCCATTGGGATTGAAAAAGGTCCTAAAAAGGGTCCACAGAAATTGGGTAACTCCATGAAAGCTGTAGGACGCAATATGGCTCGTGCTATGCTGCAGAAATCTTCAGGAAGAGGTCGTTAATCATGGCTAAATTTTCTATGAAAAAAGATGGTAAAGAGGTTGGTCCAGCATCAGTTTATGCCCAGCCACATACCATGAAAGGCACTGCTTTAAGTGCAAAAGAAGCTATGTTAGCTGTCAGCCATAAGCCAGACCCAACCCGTCAATTGGCAAGTGATTTCAAGCCAGGAAAACCAGCTGCTCGTGTTAGTTTAGGTGATCCAGATCGTGACGATGTGAAGACTGATGGTATGAAACAGCGTGGATCTGGTGCAGCTACTAAGGGTTTCACTTCTAGAGGCCCAATGGCATAATGAACTACCAAGAACTTTTTTCGCAAATTCAGACGTATACGGAAAATATATTTCCTGATACGTATCTTGCTAATGGAAGTGCTGTTACTGCTACAACGCAGATCAATACTTTTATTCAGCAGGCAGAAGAGCGCATCTATAATACGGTGCAGATCCCTTCTTTGCGAAGAAACGTTACTGGTAATTTAACGGCTAATAATAAGTATCTGGCTTGCCCAAATGATTACTTATCTACTTATTCCTTGGCTATTATTGATTCAGATGGCACATATGAGTATTTGCTTAATAAAGATGTTAACTTTATTCGACAAGCCTACCCAGACCCTAATGCTACTGGATTACCCCGTTATTACGCTTTGTTTGGGTCTAGATTAAATGATCCTAATGAACTAGCCTTCATACTAGGCCCGACACCAGACGCTGTATATACAGCAGAATTGCATTATTTCTATTATCCAGAGTCTATTGTTACCCAGGGCACTTCATGGCTTGGTGATAACTACAGCCCTGCCCTTTTATATGGCTCTTTAGTAGAGGCTTACACCTATATGAAAGGTGAAACAGATATGCTTTTAGCGTATAACACCAAGTATAATGAGTCATTACAACAGCTCAAACGTCTTGGTGATGGCCTTGAAAGAAATGATGCTTATAGGGCTGGTCAGACTAGTTTGCAATATAACAAGTTATAAGAACGCAGTAAAATTAAACAAATTTTTAGGAGTATAAAATGGCAATTACCCAAGGAATGGCAGATTCGTTTAAGGTTCAAATCCTTAGCGGTCAGCAAAACTTAGTTTCAGGCGCAAGCCCAGTATATAAACTTGCTTTGTATACAAGCTCTGCAACATTAAGCAACTCAACTGCTGCTTACACTACATTGAACGAAGTTTCTAGTTCAGGATCAAACTACACTGCTGGCGGTAATACGCTGTCAATTAGTACAAGCCCGACAAGTACAGGTAACGTAGCGTTTATGTCTTTTGCTAACAGCTCATGGACAAATGCAAATATTACTGCAAACGGTGCTTTGATCTATAACAGCACAGCAAATACCGCTGTTGCCGTGTTAGCTTTTGGTGGCGATAAAACTGCTACTAACGGTACTTTTACAGTGATCTTCCCAACCGCAGACTCTACTAACGCTATTATTCGTATAGCATAAGGAGCCTAAAATGGCTTTTGCAATAGCGGATCGGGTTCAAGAGACTTCGACTACACAAGGTACTGGCACTGTTGTATTGGCTGGAGCTGTAACAGGCTATCAGTCTTTTGCTGTTATCGGTAATACTAATACTACTTACTACACCATTGCGGATCAAGCGGGGGTTAACTGGGAAGTAGGTATTGGCACGTACTATTCTGGTAACGTATCTTTAGCCCGTACTACGGTTCTTGCATCTAGTAATGCAAACGCAGCCGTTAACTTTGGTGTTGGTACTAAAGCAGTCTTTGTTACTTATCCTGCTGAACGGGCTATTTATGCTGATTCAAGCAACTTAACAACAGTTACAAATTTTGCATCTGGTAACGTAAACATTACTGGCGGTACGATTTCTGGTGCTAACTTTACTGGCTTAGGCACTATGTCTACCCAGAATGCCAATAGCGTTACGATTACTGGTGGTTCTTTAAACAACGTCATTATTGGTAACTCAACACCAAACTTAGCAACGTTTACTAATGTAACTGCTGCATACCATATTGCAACGGCTAACATTACTGGAAACTCTTCAACTGGTGCTATTTCCTACAGCAACTTAAGTTATTCAGACGTTAATATTTTTGCATCATATACAGCCAACGCTAATAACTACGTACAAAAGATTATTCAAAA